ATCATCGAGGAACAGTCAGCAGACATGACTCATTCATCTGATTTACGGAAACGTGATATGGCAGGTGCTCAATACATGATGTTTAATTCACCTATCAATATAAGTACAGAAATAGAAAATGAATTCGATGCCTACTCTTACGGTATTGATTAATGCTGCTTCGCAGTATTATTTAATGAATTTTTTTTCATTATATCTCTGATATAAAAACTTTCCAGAGATTGATATGTACAATCACAGGTTGTAAGTTATCCTGTTCAATAAAATAGTTATGGTAAAAATTGATTTTACATTTATTAATCAAGTCGGTATGAGCATTTATGCAGAAGATATCAAGCTAGACGGTATCACTATCATCGACTCAGCGTACCTAGCTACATCACAACTTCAGTTGTTAAATGATGTAAACGTAGCAGAACTAGATGTTCCATGCGACGTGCAGGCAATGATTCCTGATTGGCTTTTGCGTTCTAAAATAGAACAAAACAAAGCAGAACTACAAGAAGCAAGTAACACGACAGTTCGTGAACTAATAGATCTTGCAACAAATTAATCTTAAATTTTAATTATTATGAAACGTAAAAAACGTATTTCAAAAAGAAAGTACAGCAACGACTTTTGCAAAATGGTTGCTAATCGTGTATCAAACTCAACAATTGGTAAAGTAGCAGATGCATTGGACATGAAATATCATGATGTTCAATATATCAATCAAGAGTACTATCGAAGGTTAAAAAACAATGAATATGGTAAGGTATCTATCAAACCACAACAAACAGGACGAATTTATCTAAAACCCAGAGTAATCGGGTTCAAAGATATAAAAACTGCTTGGACTGTGATTGATTCAAACTTTACAGATGATCAAATTGATATAATTCACAAGTTTTACAACACAGTATTATTTGAAACAAACAGTATCACTGCTAACGATCTAACAACAGCTAGCTATGAACAAGTCTAAGTTTACTAAAAACCTTTGTAAACTTGTTTCAATACAAAGCACATCATACAATACTAGACAAATGATGCGGCATATAAAAGGAGTAGTACAGTCAATTGGTGGCTGTACTATCTCCTATGATAAATATGGTAACATGTATGTAACAAAGGGTGATGGACCATACCCAGTTATGGTATGTCACACAGACACAGTTCATGATATAGTAAAAGAACCAATTGCTGCATGTATTGCTAAAGGTAATATTGTTGCATTCAAAACATTATCAATGGAACAAGTCGGTACAGGTGGTGACGACAAAGTCGGTATACACATAACGCTTGAACTGCTAAAAAAACATAAGAATATGAAAGCTGCTTTCTTTCTTGATGAGGAAGTTGGTTGTATTGGATCATCGAATGCTGATTTCAAATTTTTTGATGATTGTTTATTTGTACTTGAATGTGACAGACGTGGTGACAATGACTTTGTAAATAGTATATCTGGGACTAAATTGTATGACAAAAACTTTTCAGATGCGATCAAAGTAATACTTCAAAAATACGGTAGAACAGAATGTTCAGGAGGTATGACTGACGTCGTTGAAATTGCATACGAAACAGATTTACCTGTAGCTAACATGTCATGTGGTTACTACAAACCACATACTGATGAAGAATATATCAACATAAATGATGTAATTAACACATACAAACTATGTGATGATATATTCAAATACATCAATGTAAAATATAAAGTTAAAGACAAACGTAGTTCATGGTATTCTGGATATAGTGGATACGGTGGAAACAATTACAATCGTTGGGGTGGTTATGACTTTTACTATGAAAAAAACTACAACACGGAATACGAAGTTGACGAAACAGAAATTGGTTCAATGTTAGAACTAGAAGAAGCTGTTAAAAAAACTTGTGGAACACAATGCCATATGATTGATGGATATTGTGATGCATGCATGATGCATGTGGAAGAAATGTATGAATTTTATAACGGACCTTATGAGACTAAATCTATTCCAATGGAAGAACCTGTACAAACTTTCAGACTTCCTAGTAAATCTTCTGATTGAACAAGGCGAAGGCTCTATATATGATGATGGTATATTATGTAGATGGTTCAATAAATGGATCAACGATGATATTATAGACACAAGTCAATTGCCTCCTGCATTTAAATATATTGAATCAAAACAGTTTGTAGTATTTGACTACAAAAAATATGATCAAGATTATGGTGTATGGTTTATCAATAACGACTCATCAATGTATTTATTCAATGATCAATCATTTGAACCATTAACATGCGACACCATGGAATTAACATACATGAATCGTATGCGTGTACCGTTTTTTGTAAATCATGGTATATCATTTCATATAAACGGTGGTGCATTAGAAGCAAGTTATTATGACCAAAATCATAATAATAAAATAATGAGTGCTGGTAAAGCAATAAAAAACTTACCATGGCTTGTAAAAAAAACAGATGCTGATATTGAAAAATTGGTAAATCAAGTAAAAGCAAAACTAGATCCAACAATAAAATTCAGTATTGTTTCGGGTGTAGATATATTATACTGGTATCATGGTCAAAACTATGCAGAAAATTCAGGGTCTTTGTCAAGCAGTTGTATGCGTTATGGTAGATGCCAGGATTACTTAAGAATATATTCTGATAATCCTGTTGAAATGCTAATTGCAACTGATGAACAAAATAAACTACGTGGTAGAGCTTTACTTTGGCCAAGAAGCATGTGGAACAAAAACTATTGGGATAATGTTGATTATATTATGGATAGAATCTATGGTAAGGATCATATAATTGAAAAATTTAAACAATATGCTCAAAATAGACAATGGGTATATAAAAATAGACAAACATATCAAGAAGTTGATACTTGGCGAGTGCCAGGTAATTACGAATTATGTGTAAAAAGATGTCGTATGAATTTAGATAATATAAACTTTGATGAATATCCATATATGGATACTTTCAATCGTATTGACTGGGATGATAAATGTTTAAAAAATCATGGTACAGGGTCAATACTTGATAGTACAGAAGGTTATTCTCGTGAAACAGAAAGCTGTAATAGTTGTGGTGCTGAATGTAATGAAGATAATACATCATGGGTAGATGATGATAGGTATTGTGAGGAATGTGCAGTATATTCAGAATATTCTGATTGTGATTTATTGAGAGATGCATGTCGATACTCAGAAGTTTTACAGTCCTATATACATGATGATGATGCAGTTGAAATAACACATGGTAGTTATATAAATGACTTTACACACTATGATGATATTGTAGAAGTTTATAATAATAATACAATAGTTGTTCCAGAATGCGATGTAACAACTTCACATGCACCTGTTCCGTTTATATGTGGTGATGATATATTACGTATAGACTTCATCAATAATCAAGATACAAATTATTTAATTGCTTCATTATCAGAAATGTATAATGAAAGATGTTGGGAAGAATTTATGTTGGATGTATATAGTAATATACGTTCAACACTTGATGCAACAGACATTGACGCGCGTGTGGTAAGTGTAGTTATAAAAACAATGGGTGAGCATGTAGAAGTACCTATCAATGATAACTGGTCTGAAATTCTTCATGAAACTATGTGTGCAATTGCAGAACACTATCCTGCTAACTTTGAATCTTTAACTATATAATTATGCCTAGAAACAAATTATCTGATTTATTTTTTAATATAATATGTATTGTAATACTTATTGGTTTATTCGTTTACTTATTTAGTAATTGATAAAAAGATGTAGCATTTTTGTTACATCTAATATCGTTTCACTATCATCAGTGCGCGACTCAGGGTGTCTCAAGGCGACTCAGGGCGACTCAGGGTAAACGCAAAAAATGTGGCGATTTTATAAAAATTAATGTTTATTAACTTGTATTTGTGAATAACAATGGTTATATTTACATAAAATCTAAAATAAACAAATGAAAGACATTCTTCATTCAAAAAAATTATCAAAAGGAGACAACATGAAAGTCTTCAATGAAGTGTACGAAAGAATTAGTTCTATCGTAGATGAACGAGTAGATATGGAAATTAAAACATTCAATATTAATCTCGATGACAGCGATGTGTTAAAAGATATCACGACTAATCGCTCGAAGTATTATTACAATGAAATCCTTGATATCGTAAATCTAGTTTTAAACAAATGGAAAGATTAGTTAACGTGGACTCAACCACCAAAAAAGAACAGCTGTGGGCAACATTAGCCGCTTACAGTACGCCGCACGTGATAAACGTATTTACTGGCGAAATCGGGTTTATAATGCCCTACATGAAGGTAACAATAGAAGGCGGAGAATTGAACGCAGTATACACTGATTCAAACCTCTACCCAGATATTACAGAACAGGACATCGACACAATATTAAATGATGGTGTTTTAGAAGGCGTAAGAAAGATTGCTTACACTAGATCATGGAGTAAATTAAAAGCACTAAGAGAGCATTTATTTTTAAATAAAGCTCGTGGCGCATTTAAACAATTTCAAGAAAAAGAACTTGAAATTACTAAGCTGATAGCTAGAATGAGACAATTACGACACACAAAAAATTTAATTCTAAACGGATGAGATATCAGATAAACGTATATTATGGAGGTGAAATGGATGACGAAACATGGTACGCTAGTTCACTCAATGATGCTCGACGTATATCAACAAGAGGAGAGCATCAAGAAATAATTGACACTAAAACAAATAAAATCGTAGAATTATGAGTATTTACACAAAACTGTTTGACATCCAACAGGAAATAGGAGCTATTTCGAAGGATTCTAAAAACCCTTTCTACAATTCAGCATACTTTGACATCAACAGCTTGATTGCTCAACTTATGCCGCTTTTAAAGAAAAACAAAGTGCTACTCACACAGCCAATTGAAAATGGAACTGTAATGACTAGACTAACTTGCATTGAAAAGGGTAATTTTGTAGAGGGAGGAATACCTCTACCTGACATTCCAGATCCACAAAAAATGGGAGGTGCTATAACATATTACAGAAGATATAGTTTAGCCTCACTGCTAGGTCTTCAAGCACAAGACGACGATGGTAATAGCACAGTAAATTCTGCTAAAAGCAAGCCAATGCTAAATCAAGCTGGTCTTGATTGGATTCTAACAAAAGGCACAAAGCAAGATGCTATTGATGCTTTAGCAAAACGTACCGTAAAACCAGAACATCAAAAACTAATTAAAGCTAAATTTAAATTATAATGGAATTTAAGGAAATCATCAAGACTCTTCGCAAAGACGATGAGTATTACAACGGAATTGGCAAAAAGTATTTGTCAAACTCTAACATCGAAACATTATTGAAAAACCCAAAAGATTTTGGGGTTCCAACGCAAAAAACAATACCGATGCTTATGGGTAATGCTGTTCATGAAATTACTTTTTTTGGATCAACAGCTCTGCCATCAATTGACGTTTCTTCTAGAAACACAAAAGCATACAAAGACAGAGATATGGATGGTCCTGTGCTTTTGAAAAAAGAACTCGATGAATGCCACAGGATCGCTGACACGTTGAGAAAAACAAAAGCTGCTGAAGTGTTATTTGAAGATGTGAATATATATGAGGAACCCATGGTTAAAGATCTATTTAGTAATGGAGTTCTATGGAAAGGCAAGGCAGATATTATTAGCCCTGTTGTCAATAAAATTATTGATTTAAAAACAACAAGTAATATCGACGCATTTGCAAGTAAGGCTAGAATGTACAATTATGACAGTCAAGCTTGGATATACAAACAACTTTTTGATTTAGACATGATGTTTTTTGTTATAGAAAAAGACACCATGCGTATGAAACAAATTGAAGTTTCAGATGAAACTTTAGAAAAAGGTAAAATGAAGGCTATTGAAGCTGAGCAAAATTACCTGGATATGTTCGTCAACAAAAGCATTGATCCAGCTCAATATGTGGAGTATGGGATCATTTAAAAACGACAGTGTAGAACCGATGATAATAAGCAGTATCATCATATTTATTTATTTTTATTTATTTATTTTTTAATTATGATCAAAGCAAACATTTCAATCAACCTGACCAAAATTGGTCAAAATCAAGCCAAAATTTCAACCTCCAAAAAAGGGGAGAAGTGGGCTAATCTAGAAATCGCAGTCAAGGACGAAGTCGATCAGTATAATCAGAACATTTCTGTTAAGTTTTCTAAAGACAAAAACAATCCAGATGAAGCCCCTATATGGCTAGGAAATGGATCAACTTATTGGACGGACGGAACAACACCGAAAAGTTCAAGAGAAATGTCACAACCTGCGCAAAAACAAACCAAGTTCGAAGCGGCAGGAGAACCAAATGATGTAGCTGATGACCTCCCTTTCTAATATTATAGGAAAAAGAAACGAGAAGGTCAAAGCGGTAGTGGAAAGAGTCTGTGAATGGCACGGGCTCTTCCCTCATGCCTTATTTAAAAAAGGTAGGAAAAGACCTTTGGTCGAGGCTAGACAAGAAGCGTGGTATTTCATTAGAAGAAACATCAGAGCCAGCACAGGCGCAAAGATAGCATTAGGTGAAATAGGTAAAAGCGCAACGCTCTGGGGTATAGATGAAGTGTGGGATCATGCTTCTGTATTACACGCAGTAAGATTGATAGATGGAAGAAGGGATGTAGATAAAATGTACAATTCACACATGGAAAAGGCTGATAAACAAATTTCAGATCTAATTAGAAGCATGGATAGTGAAGAACAGGAGTCATACAATCCAACTTTACATTATCATGAAATGCTGGGACAATTAAATTATAATTTGTGCCAGAAAAACGATTCAGAAGAGGTGGACTTTTTAATCAAAACTTTAAATGAAAAAAGAAACAACGAAACATCCTATCAAGATACACTCGAAAATCTTGAAGTGGAGGTGGTACAAGGAGCCATTAACTAAATCAGTATTTTTTCATTTGCTAATAACAGCATGCCAAGATAAATGCTTACAGAACGATGCGTTAGTTACAAGAGGTGAAGTTATGACTTCATTTAGAAAACTAGCTGATGATCTTGGCATGACTGTTTCACAAATCAGAACTTCTTTAACTAAATTAAATCAGACAGGAGAGATTGACACCATAAAGTCAAAACGTTTTACGAAAATAATTCTTTTAAATTACGAAAACTATCAGGCAGACATAATTGCCTCGGGATCACTAATCAAACACGAAAACAACAACAAAGTCTTTCTACAAATGGCTTTAAAAGATGTGGGGTGGCAAGAGATCCTATGCATGCATAATAAAATTACAGTAGGGCAAATGAAATTTATGCTTGAAAGATTTACAAAACACATAGAATCTGCTGATGATCGTAAGCCTAATTTTAAGGAATACAAAAATCATTTTACTAATTGGCTTCGTTATCAAAACATTAAAGAGCACGAGGTAAAAAATCAGGACATGTATCAGTTCCAATGGAATGGCCAGGCTTTGCTAACTGGAACAAAAGAGCAGTATGAACGTGCTAAAAAAACTTATGACGTAGATGGTTTTGATTTTAAACTAATAAAAATTACAAAACGATGAACGAAATCAACGGCTATACAATAAAAACATACAACCAGTATGGATTCAAGCAGGATGCTAAAACTGATATATGTCCAAAGTGTTCACACGAAAGAAAAAAGAAGAAAGACAAGTGTGTGATGTTAGATTGGGAAAGGGCACTTGCAACATGTCAGCATTGTGGTAGTGTAATGCAAATGCATGAGTACGAAAAGAAAAACCAAACAAAAACTTATATACGCCCTGTAGAAAAGGAATACACACCTTTAAATGAAAAGGTTATACAATGGTTTGAAGGAAGAGGAATAAGTTCGAAAACAATAAACTACCTTAGTATAACAGACGGACTAGAGTGGATGCCTCAAACAAAAACAGAAGTTCACACCATACAATTCAATTACTATCTAGATTCACAATTAGTAAATACAAAATATCGTGATGCTAGAAAGAATTTTAAAATGGTTAAGGATGCAGAAAAAATATTCTACAATCTAGACTCTATAAGATTTACAGATCAAGTTGTAATCGTTGAAGGTGAAATGGATGTAGCGTCAGTGATTGAGTGTGGAATAAATTACTGTGTAAGTGTGCCGAATGGTTTTACTGCAAGTGGAAATATAAATCTTGACTTTTTATCAGACTACTACGAGTTTTTCGAAAACAAAAAGAAAATATATTTAGCCACAGACAATGATGAAGCAGGGAGAAAAGGTAAAGCTGAATTAATTAGAAGGTTTGGCGCAGAAAACTGTTTTCTTGTAGACTTAAACGATTGTAAAGATGCAAACGAATACTTGATTAAATATGGAAAAGATTCACTCAGAGAAGCTATTGTTTCTGCACCACAGTGTCCGCTAGAAAATGTTGTGACTGCAAAAGATGTCGCTGCAGACCTAGAAAGTTTTTATAAACATGGGCATCAGAAAGGTTTTGGTATTGGATTAAAAGAATTTGATAGCATATTTACAACCTATACAAAACAGTTTATTGTTGTGACTGGGTTTCCGTCTTCAGGAAAATCTGACTTTGTAGATCAAATGTGTGTTGGATACAATATGTTATATAATTGGAAGATTGCATATGCTTCAACAGAAAATTTTCCAGCATATCTTCATGTAGATAAAATTGTAAGAAAGTTTTATGGAAACAAACCTGATGAAAATCAAGTCAAACATGCTGAGTGGATGCAAACTGTAAATTATGTTGGTGATAATTTTTATCACATAAATTATGATGACGGATATGATTTGGAAAAAGTTCTAAAGAAGGGGGAAGAGCTTGTAAAAAGAAAAGGAATTCGTTGTTTAGTCATAGATCCGTACAACAAAGTAAGATTTAAAGATGGTAAAAATTTAAGCATTAATGATTACACTAATGAATATTTAAACAAAATTGACAACTTTTGTAAGAAGCATGATGTTCTAGTAATACTTGTGGCACACCCTACAAAACCAGAAAAGATTGATGGCAAATTGCAACCACCAACTTTTTATGATGTAAAGGGTGGAGGAGAATTTTACGATATGAGTCCTCATGGAATACTTGTTCACCGAGACAGAACAGAGGAGGGACTTCAAAATAATTCTGTAACGATAAAAGTATTAAAAGTAAAATTTGCAAACCTAGGGACAAATGATGCTTCGTGTAATTTTGTTTGGAATGTAAATAATGGCAGATACGATAGTGTTGTAGATGATGTGCCTGAATGGGATAATTCAAATTGGTTGAAGAATCAAAGAAATAAAGTAAAACAAACAGTTTTAATAGAAAAAGAATTAAATGAGATCAAAGAAAAAAGTTTCTGATCAAGTCAAATGTTTTACCCCTACAAAAAGAATGTATCAGGCTTCTAGTTATTGCTTAGAAAATAATATCAAAGCATACATAGTTCCAGTTGGTAAACAATGTAAAGTAGACTTAGATTTTAAAGGTAAAATAAAAAAAGGGGAAACATTTTACGATTCTCAAATAGAGGCCTCTATGGTAATTTGGCAACTATATGAGCATATTTTTAACAAATTAAAAAAAAATTCGTAAATTATGGGCGTATGAGTATAATAATTGAATATGTATGCATGTTAAAAGCACCTTAAATCTAGTAAAACAGTTTAATAAATCGTTTAGCGTGAAAGCAAACAAAAATCCAGGAGTTCTTTCTGAAGAGGAGTGGACGCTCAAAGCCAACCTCATGACGGAAGAACTTTCTGAATATATACAGGCTTGTAAGCAAGGAGACCTCGTTGAGGTTGCTGATGCTGTTGTTGACATGCAATACATATTGTCAGGTATTATTCTATCGCATGGACTTGAAAATGTTTTTGAAGATCTTTTCAATGAAGTCCACGATTCGAATATGAGTAAACTTGAAAATGGAAAAGCATTAAGACGTGATGATGGTAAAGTCTTAAAGGGAAAAAATTATTTCAAACCAGACTTAAAAAATATTTTGTTAAAATGGATTTAGAAAAACAAATTAAAAAAATTGTAGGATACAAAACTTGGAGTTTAAAGAAAAAAGTAGATGAACTGCTTCGGATCGATCACGAAATGTATATGAATATCGGTTGTGATTCCACAAAAAAGGAAATACAAGAAGTTAAAAAAAGAAGCAGATCGATATATAGAGCGATAACACAAGTTAGTCCAAGAGATGGATATACGCTTGAAGCGCATATGATGGAGAAGGATTTAAGATTATAAATGAAAGCGGCTGATTTTTTAAACAATTATTTCAACGATGAACTTTCACCTTTATTAGATGAGGTGTATGAAGATTGTATGGATCAGTCACACAGTTCGGCAAAAAATAAAATTAATAAGCTTATATATAGGCTTCAAGAATTAAGAAGACATTTGCATGACAACAATGAATGAAGAGCAAAGAAAGTATGCTCTTGATCACTATGAGGCAGGGTTTACTAATAAAACTTTGCTCGCTAGAATGATCATTGAGAAATGGAACCTTGACATTCCAGTTGAAAAACTCAGGCGTTCACTATCATCATGGCTAAATAGGAACGCAATAAAAAAAGAAAACCCTGCTTTGGCAGAGGAATGCGAGACTGTAGGCATTGATCCAAATGATGTACGACATGCGTGGTACAAAGGGGAACATTGGAGTATAAATTTTAAACCAGGCTCTTCTGGACCTACTTTTGAGGAAATGTTAAAAGAACATATAGAAGATGTTAAAAATCATACGTTCGATTATAAACCTATTGTCAGAACAAGATATCCTGATTCTTGCTTACTTGTTATTGATCCTGCTGATGTGCATATTGGCAAGTTAGCTAGAAGCTTCGAAACAGGGGAAGAATACAATAGTCAAATCGCAGTGCAACGAGTTAAAGACGGTGTACAAGGAATACTCGATAAAACAGCTGGATTTAATATAGATAAAATACTTTTTATAGCGGGTAATGATATTATGCATGTCGACACGCCAAAAAGAACGACTACATCTGGAACACCACAAGATACAGATGGGATGTGGTACGATAATTTTTTGTTAGCAAAAAGATTATATGTTGATGTCGTGGATCAGCTGATGCAAGTAGCTGACGTTCATTTTATGTTCAATCCATCAAATCATGATTATCAAAGTGGTTTTTTCTTAGCCGACTCAATAAGCTCTTGGTTTAAAAAATGTGAAAACGTTTCTTTTGACGTCAGCATTGCTCATAGAAAATACTATAAATATCACAACAATTTAATTGGAACAACACATGGAGATGGAGCTAAAGCCCAAGACCTCCCCTTACTTATGGCGCAAGAAGCGAAAAAAGAATGGTCTGAAGCAAAAAACAGATATGTATACATACATCACATACACCATAAAATGTCTAAAGATTTCATTGGAGTTACTGTTGAGGCATTACGATCTCCATCTGGAACAGATTCGTGGCACCATAGAAATGGGTATCAACACGCACCGAAAGCGGTTGAAGGATTTGTACATTCGAAAGATCATGGACAAATAGCTAGAATTACACACCTTTTCTAATGTTTGAAGTTGTATTTTTTCCGTTATATGGAGTTACAGTAGGAATCAACTACTGGAATACTACTATGGATCAGTGGCCTGACTGGATGGAAGACGATGAAGAAGAAGTACAACATATGGTACAAATATTTTGTTTTGTATTTGGTTTTTCTGTAATTTGGTATCGATGATATTCCTATCATTATTTTAGAAGTCTGATTATGGAGAGCACCTGGTAAAATACTGCCAGGTGTTTTTTTGTAAATTAGCTTCATGCTAAATAATAAAATTTATTGGAGTGAAGAGCCTACTGTCGAACAGGAAATATTAATGACAACATTTCTGAAAGACAAAGGATACGATAAATTACTTGAAAAACATCACATGTATATATTCATGAGCGAAAAACCCGAAGAAGTGTTTTTCAAACTATACAAGACTACGAGAGTGATGCATATGTCTAAAAAATATAATTTTTCAGTTGACCAGGTTATGGAATATTTGTTCGATTCCTTTGGTTTTTATCAGGAGCTCAGAGAAGTTTTGTATTGGAATAGCATAGGAGACTATAAAAAATATGTACCTTGTACAGGAGAGATTAAAACAATAAATGGTGTTGAATCAGTTATCGAAAACGAATGCGTTTTTGCTAAAACAGAACAGGAGGCAGAGGTTTTATTTCGAGATATCGGTTATCATGATTTAATGTATGTTGTAGATATAGATGAATAATTTTCCATGCACATCTTGTGGAGCCTGTTGTAGAAGGCTAAACCTTTTTCCAAAACAATTGATTGAAGAGTACGGTCTGAAACATGACAATACTGGTAGATGTACCAATCTTATGGAAGATAATAAATGTAAGATATACAAAGATAGACCTCAAATATGCGTTGTAGATCACAAAAAATACAATGTAGATTCAGAGTTTTACTACAAAGTTGTTGCCAACACTTGCAATATGTGGATGGATGAAGACAAGTCTAAATATGATCGTGTAAAACTATGAAAAGAAAACTCAAGCGGAATAAGCAAATAACCAGATCAACGAAAGTACAGTATCAAGGATTAAATTTTGCATCCAAATTAGAAATGCATATGTACAAGCTCCTGAAACAAGCAAAGATACCAGTAGAATACGAAGGTAAAACATTTTCATTAGTTGAGGGTTTTGATTTTACAAATGCAAGCTACGAGAAGACTCGAGTTAAAAAATACTTGCACGATAGAGGTAACAAGAATGTGCTACCAATCAAATATACGCCAGATTTTTTAGATATTCAGGACCCCCCTAGATTTATTATTGAATGCAAAGGTAATCCAAACGAAGCGTTTCCTATCCGCTGGAAGCTTTTTAAGCGGTATTTAATCAAGAATAACATCAAGGCTGACCTCTTTATGCCTAGAAACCAAAAAGATTGCGCAGAGGTCGTTAAAATAATTCAAGAATCAATTATCAATTAAAGTTTTTTTGATAGCATCATTCAGCCTGCGTTTTCGCAAAATCTTATCGGCGTTTTGTTTTGGCTTTCTGATTATCGGATCTTGTTTTTTCTGTTTACTCTCAACGTTTGGTACAGTAGTAAGGTAGTCTCTTTCTATTTTCCCTCGTAATATTCGATTAAAAGTGTTCAGGTCAGCCGAAGGAACAACAGTGTTTAGTAAAGTTGTGTAACTTAAAATATCCGCTGCTCTTTCACCATAATCACGCACGTATCTATCCTTACCTAAATTCATGTAAGGTGGAAATTTGTTGGTTTGTATATACTTAAGTGATTGATAAACGTCAATCATGTCCTGAGCCATCAAAGTATATAGTCCAGCATTGTTAAATATACCCTCCGCTACAGCAATATCGCTTATAGGACCTCTGTCTTCATCAAATATAGATCTAGCAAACGGACTGTAAACGTTTAACAAATCAGGGTCACCTCCTAATTCTGAAGATAAATTATTTATTGATGAATATATTAACTCTGACGCAACTTGAGGTATAGGTAAAGGTGACATACCATCAAACAAAGAAGTGCTAAATTCTTTTGCAATGTTTCTTTTATAGTTGTTTATAGAAAACTGGCTCTTTTTCATCCATTCATACCCTGATGAGCCTGCATAAGATTCATATATTTTAGCAGCTTTGTCAACTTCTTCATCCCATCCCAATAAACCAGCGATTTCGTCTTCCATACCTTTTGCAAAACCCATCGCAAACATTGGGCCTAGTGCTTTAAAAACACCTATCTCAATAGCAGCTGAAGCTAATCTTCTTCCTGCATTTGCCTTGTCTGTTGATGATGCAAAATCGTCAGATAAAATACTTAAATCATTTGCTATACCTACCTTCCTATTATTTTGAAATCTACCGAAAAGAAATAAAAAGTTTGCAAGCGTTTTTTTATTTACGGTATTTCCTTGACCATAAACACCCAAGCTATTCCACTCGTCAGATTGTGTTTGTGATCTTCCGACCTGCTCATCTGCGTATGCGATAGCTTTTTTATTTATATTGTTCGCAGCATATTCAAAAAACTCTTTGTCGTTTAGCTTCTGTGTTTCTGGATTGTTTCTGTGTTCGTAATCCATATAGAAAGCAAGAAAAGTATTGTTTGCAGCTAATCTATCTGTCTGCGCCAAAAAAGCGTCCATAAGTTTTTCTGAAACATTATCTAGCCCCTTGAAGGCTTTTTCTACACCTTTACCTAATATGGTTTTTGATGTTTCCTGAGCCATATTGTCAAGGAACTCTGTCTGTATCTTTGATTTACCCGTTCTCGCTTGAGTGAGCGATGCTGACAACAGAGCTTGCTGGTTTCTATCGTTTGTTAAAGTTCTCCCATCTTGACCAAAAGTAAAAGACAGAATTCTTTTTGTCATAAAAGTTCTTGCCTTGTAATTTAAATTAGGAAGCTGTGCTAGTGTTGCTGAATAATACTGTTTTGGTCTCATTGAAACACTGGTCAACCTTTTTGCTGATGCAATTTTTGCAATAGTTCTTCCTACTCTAGCAAAATTTCTAGATACCGTATTCTTTTTTCTTTCATTGACACTAACTCGATTTACACGATCTACCTTTTGTTGTAGAGTAGCGAGTAAATAATCTCTCATTCTAGTGAAATCTGTAGCCTCTCCTCTACTTCCAATTCCCTTTGTCGCTTGAAGATCAAAAAAGCTTTCAAATCCTTTAGATTCATAAAAACCTTTTAATTTAAACACATCAGCCATGGTTTCCATTTGCATTCTTCCACTAGCTAAAAGATCAAACAAAACGTTTTCATAGTTTTCAAAGTTGAGCTCACCTGCTGGCTTTCCTAACTGAGCGGATGACTCTCGCATCGTTCCAGTAGATCTATTAAAGTTGGTGTTTGTGGCATCATAATCAGTAACAAACCCTTCGCCAGCACCTTTGTTTTCACCAACATTAGAATAAACTGTTGGCAGATATTTTTCAAACTTAGTCGGTACACGACCATGAAAGTTCTTCATGAAATCATAAACCTTTTTTGTGTCTTGATTAAATAAAGAACGTAAATGCTCTACTCCTTCTTTGTTAAAAGATTCAGCTCTAGTTTCTACAGCAGCATAATCTTGTGCGTTTAAAACAATTTTATCGTAAACTTTTTGGTATAGAGCCTGCTTGTCTTTCAGCGATTTTGGAGAGCTATCTTCAGCCATTTCGTTTATATGCTCTTGAAGACGCATTTTTTTAGCCTCAAATTGAGTAATTATGCTTTCTTGTTTTGACAATCCCTCAAGGCCATTGTCTTCGTATTTACCTAAAAAACTCATGAAATGTCGCTCCAATAAGTTTTCATCCTTAAAATAAACCTTTTGGCTAACCTTTTCAGTAAGATGATCTAATTTGTTGTAAGATTGTCTAATTAAATCTACTTCTTTTGAATTTCTAGCGATTGCCGAATCAATGTTGTTTGAAACAGTAAGCAGAGGCTGTTTCATTGAAGATCGCTTGAATAAGTTTGATAATATATGATTGTTTGTAGCAAACTCGTATCCCTTTACAGTAAACAAAGATTCTAACCAGGTTTGTGGATTTATTTTTTTATTTTCAAGGTCAACAGGCGTTCCTAATCTAATTTGTTTTAATAATTCCATTGAACCATGCAATTCGTTTGCCACTTGTGAAATAGCAATCGATTCGAAAGCGCTGGGATTTTCTTTTATATCAATAAGTTTATTTACAAAACCATCAAGCTTAGCTCTCTCCTCGGTTTTTAAATCTCCTTCTCTAACATATGATAAGTATTCAATTAAGTTTTGAACGTCCTGTGGTGCTCGAGTAAAATGGTTGTCATCCCCCAAAGTTTCTACACCTTCTTGGAATGGTATTTTATTTGAGACAGCTGTTCTGAAACCTGTCAAAATACTAGCTGCATTTCTATATTTTCTTTCTTGATCATTTTCAGCAGGAGCTATACGAACTTGATCCTGTATCATTTGACCAAAGCTTGCGTAATCTTGTTCGGTTGCATTCTTTGGATAAACAACTTCATCTTTAATTCTGCTTTCGATTCCAGCGGACTCAAACATTTGATAATTACCTCTGTGCTGTGTAATAACCACAGGCACTCCAAATTTATCAGCAGTTTTCTGAGCTTTTTCAAGGATTGCATTTCTCTTCGATAAATAATCAGTAGAGTTTTGTCTATCAAGCTCGTCAATCTTTTTTATTTTTTCTTCATTGCTTATAGAAAACTCAACTTCTTGACCTTTTATAGTTGGCTGTGAATATATCTCATCAGATATATCAACTCCTTCAACGAACTCAATTCCCATTAAACCGTTTTCTCTTGAAAGAATGACATCACCATTAGATAGTAATTCAAATTCTTTTTGACTCCTCCCTGGATTAAGCTGTTCTCTAATCTTATTTCTATTAAAATAAAACTTGCCATTTCTATTGCCCATATCCCACTTAGGATCTGAAGTAAAGAAAACAGCATTTTCACCTCCTTGTTGATCAGGCGTATCAAATAATGTTTCTGTACCAGATTCTTTTGCTTGTCTGTTTGTAACAAGTCTGTCACCTGATATAACATTGTCAATATCCGCTGTAGAATGCATAATGATTTCTTCAGCTTCTTCAGTGTCGGATTTAGCACCTATAAAAGAATCTACGTATGATTTAACATTATTACTCGCATTGTACTGATATTGAGGGTCAATATCATTCATTATCTTTTGTTGCTTTTCTACTAAACTTTTGATCCTTGCCTGCGTTCTTCTTTTAATATCGGCTGGCACATTTTTAAGTGTGTTATCTGTTTCAGATATTTCCGTGCCCTCTCTAGCTTGATCAACAGTCATTTCAACACTAGCTTCTTTTGCGTTTTGAAGTGTTTTTTGTATCTGAACTTCTGCATCTACAAAATCAGCAAGTTTTTCTATCGGTGCTTCTGATAAAATAGTTCTAACTTTGTTTTCACGAATAGCTATTTCTTTTGCCAACGCAACCGATTGATCTGTGAGAGATTGGTTCGTTCTGTTGTTTTTATTAAGTTGTGCTAACTTAGTGTCTATAGCAAGCTTTTCATTAAATAAACCATTGTTCTCAGCGTTTCTCAAAAACATTGTTTTGAAAACTTGGTTTTGAAATAAATCTCTAGCTGCATTTTTTTGACGCATCGATCCCAACGTAGCCAAAGGGGTAGTTGTAAATACAGATTGCAAACCAGCGTTGTATACACCTTTGAAATAATCTCCTGCACTGTAATCTTTCATTCCAAAAAGCTCATCAACAGCCATGCTTTCAATAGAAATCAATCCCTCTTCTAACGTTTCATTCATTCCTGCTCTAGGAACTTGATTCATGAAATTACTTACATAGCCTCTTCTATAAGCCTTAGCCGCTTCTCTAAATTGAGTAGCGCTCATTCCTGGTTTTGCTAGATTAGATAAGTTCTTGAAATATTTAGCCGTGAAGAATGCTGTTAAAGCTGCTTCACCCCCGCCTTTAGCCAAAGCTATTGACCTCATCTGCCAATTACTAATATTTAAATATTCATCTAGATCGTCTGGAACATAACCATCCGTTTTCATTATTTCTTGGGCTAGACTTTTATATTGTCTAGCTTCATTTAATGTTTCTCCATAGGTTGACATCCCTGTAATTCCAACTCCTAAAGTTGGGTTTACAGCAAAAAGTGCCATATATGGAATACTTTCTGATCCTGCTATCGCTCCTTTTTGAAAAAACTCAGCTATAGACTCTGAAGAAGACAAGTCTCCTGAAGTTTCAGGAATAACGCTTCTAATATTATTATCTGCAAAAGCTCTCATCGAATCAAACTTAAATTGATAAATTTCACCAGCAGAATCATAATACGCATTAGCCACAGCCTCTGAGTCAGCATCTCCGTATATCAACCTATTTACCGAATCAAAAGCATCACTTGGCCATTGAGCCACATCAAGTATAAATTCACCTACGTTTGCAGTCATATCAACTATAGACGCGGCTAAAGGGGCGAACGTGCTTCTCATTGTCCATTCGACCTGACCAGCAATCCCAGAAGCTTTTGTGTTTTTTTTCATCAGCTTCTCGGCCTCTTCAGTAATATATTTTGCTTGATCTTGCAAAATTGTTCCTTGAAAAGCAGTTCCGTCATTTAAAATTTCAACGTCAATTTTTCCATCCATAACAGCTCCACGCATATCAGTGTCGAGCATCATATTTTTTAAAGTGTTTAAACTACTGAGCCTTCCGTCTATTCTTATCGATGGCATTCTTAATTCTTCAGCATTAATTTGTCCAACATAAGCTTTTTGACGAAACAACTCAGCAAACTGAGGATCTTTTAAAAGCTCTTCTAATCCACCATTTTTATCAGATAAATTATCAAAGGTTCTTGTTAATTGTTGCTTTCTTTTGTCAGCTGTTCTTAAAACAGACTGCGCGTCTGATAATTGTTTTTCCAGTTTTTGATACTGTTCGTTAACCAAAAGAAAAGGGCCATCAGGATTTGCTATGTGTTTTGGTGTTTCTTGTAGTGTTTTATTCAGCTCTTGTATCCTCATTTTTGCAGCATCAACCTGCTTTGGACTCAATAACATTTCTCTTGTCATTGCGTCTAATGCGACGGCAGGTCCCTGCTCAAAGACGTGGTTATATCGAACTTCTGGGTTTGCTTCTAATGAAGCTTGTCGCATAAATGATTTTAATTCTTTAGCTTTTTGAACTAAAAGTTGCTCATCAGGTCTATCATAAGCCATTCCAAAAACCTCTAGATCTGTATCAAACTCATCTAAATTCAATTCGAATTCACCATCAATAGCAGGATGTGAAACAACTATTGCATCTATATTTCCCTGACCAGCTTGCTTTACATCAAATCCTAGATGCTGAAATGACTTTTTGAGCTCCACTTCTAATTCCTCTTCGCTTTTATTTCGAAGTAGGTCAGGAGTAATTCCAGAAAAAAGCTCATTCATCATTTGATCATTTTGTTTTTCAAAATAATCTTTTGTGTATTTACTGTATGCTTGTATCGGACCTTCTCTAAGAAGTTTTTCAAGCCTTTGTTTATCGCCTCTAGCCTGATTTGTGCCTTGACCTTGATAGTATGATTCGCCTGAGATCTTGCCTTCTGTTTCCATTAGCAATGGGACTGCAGCCCATTCTTTCGCTAAACCTACTGAAAAATCTTCCCATCCTTCGCCTTTAAGATATCCTTCATATCCTCTACGCTTTAAAAGTTCAGTCGCTAAAATATCTTGATTTGTTGGACTAAATTGATCGCTTTCTTTAAGACCAGCTTTCTCTAGTATATCTTGTAAAGTTTCACGCTTGAATTGATACCTTCCAACAGCTTTTTCTTTGTGTTTTTTTTGCCAATCCATTACACCACCAATAGACATACTTTGGAAATCATGCTGAGGCGCTCCCTTTATAAAAGATCCTTGATAAGAGTTGTAGTCATTGTCTACAGCTTCACTATCACCAATATAATTTAGAATTTTAGTAGTAGTATCCTTATACTTTTCGAATACTGATTGAGAAGGAGATTCTTCTTCTGAAGATTCTGATGTTGAATCCACTCCTGAAACCAAGCCGTCCATCGGCTCGTTGTTGACTGGATTTTTTTTTTCATCCTCAACTTGTAACGAATCTAGCTCATTGTAAAATCCTTGAAGTGTTGCAACATCTGAAACCTTGAAAGGCGCGGCCTGGTTGTAAGCATCGAACAAAGTTTGAAAATCCCCATTTTGAAAAGCTTCAGGATTTTCTTTCTTTATTTTATCTAATATAGCTTTGATATGTGGATCCATTAACCTTTGAGTTGTTTAAGAGTTGTCATAGCTTTATAGAAAGCTTCGGTATTTGTTCTACCATTTTTCAAAGCATCATTAAAGGCTTTTTCTATTCCAGGTGAATTTTTACCTAAAACTTTTATGTAAGCTGGTATTTGTTGATCTTCAATCATGTTAGTCATCATTTGACCAACTTCTTTTGTCTGACCAACTATTTTTGTTCCTTGTTGTGTAATATTTCCTGATGCAATAGTTCCCGTTCTGTCGTCCGATGTTTTTTTCAATACAGTATTTCCAACAAACCTAATTCCAACAGGTCTTTTTGGATAAGCCTGTTCAATATCTGTGGCACTAGCTTCTTGTTTATACTCGTTGTTTTTGAATCTTTCATATGTAAATGAAACTCCTGTAATACCAGACAAAGCATTGCCATTCATTCCAACAGCTCCTAATTCACTAAGATCAGATTCAGTAAGATCTAAGCCTAAAGAAAATCCTTGAATTCCTAATGCACCACTTCTAATATCTGTCTCTATTACAAGTTCTTTTGTTTGATCATCATACATCAAAGCCTCTTTTGGAGATTCGCTAACAAATTTTGGCCTTATATTATTGTTCATAAATAAATCACTGTTTCTACCAGTTAATTTATTTTGTTGCATGTAAGCTTGAGCTTGAGGTGATAGAACGCTATTTGTAGCATTAGTGTCAGTGTCCATTGAAGCTGAAGCTGCATCAATTACACTTTCTGACATAATATTTCCTGTCACATGAAGTGAAAAATCTAAATCTTGGAAACCATGACGAACTCTAGTACTCTTTCCATCTTGCACCTTAATTGCTTGATTCCCTTCCGTACTAAATGTTTGATTCATCTCGCCTATAATAACGTCAGCTCTGTCAGTGTCTATTTTACCACGTACTGGTTTGTCTTTAGGAAGAAGTTGTGCCCTACCAGTTGTTTTGGTGCCAAAAGCTCCATCTAATTCATTAGCAAAAGCTTTTCTAGCTTCGCCTCTTAAAGTATCAGATACTTCAAATTTACCCGTATTAGGGTTTAAAACTACATCTTTTTCTGGATCATCTCCAAGCTTTATCCCCATATTATCATATAGGTAAGAAATTATTTTACTAGAGTCGTTTTCGAAATTATCTAAGTATTGTTTTTTTGCTGAATCAAACTCCGTAGACTGCTCCTCTACATGCTTTGTGAAAAGAACAGGATTTCCTAAAACTTGTTCAGATGTAAATGTCTCTCCATCAATCTCAAAAGTTTTTTTGGTATTAGCATAAACTTTTTGAAAATTAGAAATATCACCAACTGAATCAAATTTGTTGATCTCTTGAACACCATTCATAGCGATGGTCTTAAAATCAAAAGCTTGTTGTTTCCCGTCTTCATCTACTGATGATCCTATAAAATTACCCTTTTCATCAAGACTAATATTATATGCTCCTGAAGAGCTTAATCTAGACCCTAAGGTTTTTGCAACTCCCTCTGATGAAATATCAGATATGTTTTCGTTTTTAGAAAACTCTTCTAATTGTTTTTGAACTAAATCAGGAGTACCTTTAAATATTTTAGATCCGTTAATTAGGTTGTTTTTGTAGCTAGCAAAATCATCTATAGTATATAGTTTCTTTTTTCCAGGCCTATTAGGGTCATCCACCATCGTGCCAATCCTTTGTCTGGCGTCAAATAACCCTTGTTTTGCTTGCTGAGCAATATTCATTGTTACTTCATCAAGACTAGCAACTCCCGTATATGGGTGATCTAGAGACTCTTGCGCTTCTTTTTCGTATTCGTCAATCCGTTCTCTAGCTTTATCAGCTATTTCCATAGCCTTTTGCTGCTGGGCTAAAGCGTCTTTTGCTATTTGTCCAAAGTCTGTTGTTATAGCGCCAGATGGTCCATAATCATATTGAGGTACAGATGCAAATCTATTACCCCTTAATCCAGCGAATCTTGATGGTCTTCTAGCCATTATTATTTTTTATGTTACTTCGCCTGTTTTTCTGGCTAATTCTTGTGTTCTCATCGCTCCAAAAGATCCAGCCGCACTTCCTATGTCGGCTATTCCTGAAAAAGCTTGTTGTTTTGCACCAGCAAGAGCTGCACCTGTTTGAGCAATTTGACCCCTCAGCCTAGCTTCTCTGACAGCTTCTATGTTTGCATCTTCTTGCGCTATAGCTATATCTCTGTCATAAGCCATATCACCTAGTTGAGCTCCTAATTGCGCATATCCTTTTTGTTGCGCTTGCCCTGCTGCCTCTAACCCACCTAAGACTCCTCTGACTCCAGCCTGTTTTAGTTGTTGTGTTTTAGCAGCAAAACCTCCCTCGATACCTCGTTCAGCCAACTCTACACCCTGCGTAGGAAGTTGTAGCCCTTTGAACGCGTTCATAGGCAAGGCTGATCTTTCAAGCTTGCGCATTTGTTCTTTTTGTTTTTTTGCCTGGATAAAACCATCGATTGTTTTCGCAATACCTCCGACTGCGCTAATTCCTAATGATACGGCTGTGAATGGATCCATCTAATTTATTTTTACAAATATACAAATTTTACAGGTTGCTCTTCGTTACCTCCGAATCAACCGCAAATAACTCAACTGGACTTGTGCTGTCGTTAGTCATTCTAACACTAGCATGATAACCCCTTACTCCTTCAGATTCTGCAGTTTGATTTTTAGAAGAAAATATAAAGTCTCCTGTTACGGGTGCGCTAGTAAAACTAGAGCATGTTATAGTATTAGCTAAAACAGCTGAAACTACTCCTATCTCAACAATGTTTGATATTTTATTGTTTGAAATGTCTGCCTTCAAAAGTTTATCTCCAACAGACAGGCTTTCATTGTTCATGTTTATCACGCTTAAAGAGCTTGATCCTGAATTAACAGAATCACAAACTCCAATACCCTGTACACTCAACTTTTTATAATTAATCGAGGTGTTGTTATTTCTTATGTATGCATAATACATTTCTTCTTTCTTCTGAAAAGTTTCTTTATTAATAAACCCTGATTCAGTATCAGTTGTGACAGTTATATTCCAATTATCACTACTCCCCTCTGTTTTCAAAGATCTAAACATTTTGACAGAAGATGGATCTTGATTAACAATAAACTCTACTTCAGTGCTGTATGGTGTGCCATAGAAAACATTTCTTTCAGAACTATTTTTATGATGTTTATACAACTGTCCATTTTTAAAAGTATAAAAATCTCCATTCATATTGGCCATTGACTCAGGAATCCACGAATGAAATGTTGTCCATCCTTGAATATACTCGCTATAACTGAGGGTTTTGTCAGTAGCAAAAGTTTGTGTTGGATTTGGTAAAGTCGGTGGCGTAGCATTAACAATACTTTGTGTCACCCCAGATGGCAGCGTATTCACAGGACATTCATCAGACAAGTATTTTTCAATATAGTCTGGCTGTCCTGAAACGTTAGCCTTAGTTATATTTGTTGGCTTACCATTTATATATTTTCTAAGTGTTTTTACTACTCTATATCCTGATCTAAACTTCATAATATTAATTTTTAACTACATTGGTCGTAATCTGGCAACGCCCTGTTATCTCCTAGCTCCGTAACAAATCCTTCTGAATTTATAAATATAAAGTTTGGATCAACATCATTTTCTCCGAATGTAGGAAATGCTCCTGGAAAATCAGTTATATCACCTGTCCCACTCGAGGAGGAGCTTGGGTCTTGCATAGCAAAATTCCAATTTCTTCTCCAATAATAACCACCATAGTAAGGCGTCCCTTGTGGATCTGTATATAGTTTTAATCCAACCTCAAAATTTCCTACATCAAAATAATTATTGTTGATTCTTTTAGGAAATGCCATTATGTTATCTAAATACAATGGATTAGGATTTGCAATATAAAATCCAGCTTGATAAGGTCTACTGCTAAAATTATAACCACTTGGAACTGTTATATTACCATCAGTCAACTCCTGTCCGATTCTAACGCCACCAGATCCTATATTAGCATTCAATTGAAGGTCTGATCGATTAGAAATAACTCTTAAATTATTAATTCCTGTTCCAGAAGTATTTCGAATTTGTCCATAAGCATAGTGCTTGTATATAAACCCAAAATCATTGTAATCTCCAACATCATAACTGCCAAATGACGGGTCACTTGTTTTTACAATTCCTCCTTGAAGTGTTCCTCCACTAATATTTGCAGCCCCAGTAGTGGCATTGAAAGTTCCTTCGTATTTTGTATATGTTTGATTAGAAACAGTGTCCATTATGTAGGGTCTAGTACTACTCATTACTATAATATCAAACACTCCATCAAATTGCATTTGTGTTCCATCTCCCCTAGTGAAGACTATAGAAAAAGGATTGTCTGAGAAAACCTCTGTTAAAAATGGATCGCCTGTTGCTGTTTCAAGTGTTGTTCCAGAGGGCAATGTTGGAGCAGTAATTGTAGGCTGTGAAGCTCCGTCAGTTATTGTTGGTGCTGGTGGTCTTGGTGTTACTAAAACACTTTCACCTGTTGCAGCATAAATTCTTTTGACATTATCAGGCTGATCGTTATCTACTAATATATCTAATATTAAATGATCATCGTTTTGATTAGTGACTGTTTTTAAAGTATGCTCTCTTACTACTTCCCAGCTTGAAATTATATCTGTTACTTCAACTGGATAGTCTGTGCTTATGGGGTGTCCAAATATATTAATTGTGTAAGAAGGATTTTCTGTATAGGAATAAAAGTAATGTTTTTGATTTAGTGAATGTTTTGGTATCACAAGTTGAGTTTGCGCACCAGCTTGACCAGGCGTTCCAGTCGTCGTTATGTTATTAGTTATTATAGATCCGTTTGAAAAACTAGCTACACTATTGAAAGCTATTTGATATCCTGCATTACTTGAATCACTTTGATCAAATGTAACTGTAGTTCCATTTGTAAGAGTTAATAAATTAACATTATCATATCGTACACCATCGAAATAAAACTGAGGATAGTTCGGTGAAAAATCAGCAACAGTTACAGTTATAGTTTGATTGGGAGGAGTATATCCTTGTGACCAATCACTTGGAACATTACCAGTAATTAAAGAGCTACTGTCATTTAAATTTATTTTCATCAAGGAATATATAAGCCTGTTGTTTCCTGTGGAGTTCCTTTGATCATATTGACTAGTTTGTCCAGTAAAAGCATATATCTGATTATCGAATAAGAAGGGTGATGGATGATGCTCTGGATAAATATGTGAAGTTCCGCTTACACTATGTGTGTGATTTACTGTAGGAAGTAATCCAAGAGCCCAGTCTAAACCAAAGTTCCAAGAAACCGCGTATTTATCTTTAAATGTAAAAATACAAATTCCAGTGTCGAATACTTCAAAATTTATATGACCATCGTCACCAGAAGCGCCCAAGTCTAATAAAGAAAAAACAGCGCCTTTGAGTGTTCTCTGACCATAAACAGGGGTGCTAAACGGATTAGTTGCACTTGGATTTACATTGCCGTTTTGAGCTAAAACTACAGGCTTTACAATCCAATTTGAATTTGCGTTTGCAGCAGTCAAAGAAACCCCTGAATCAGCTTGACTTGGAAAAAATCTAAATAAAGTAGAAAAATCGTATGAAGAATTATCAGAAGTATCGTGTCTATTAAAAAGAATAAACCCATAATCTTTTTCAAGATTTACTTTTATTTTACTTAAAGTGTCTCTCGAATTGCCTAAATGACGAACCTTTTGAAAGTCTAAGTTCTCAGTAAAATTACCACTTAGCAAAAGGGCTTGAAATGTTACGGCATTGTCAGTTGATCGATATATCTGAGGTAGGTTAGCAGCACTTGAGGAACTTGTGTTCCAATCATAAGTTGCACTTGCATACCAGACATGATTGTCATTAACACTATCGTACCCTGCATAGGTTACATCTTCAATCATAAGAACATCTCTAACAGATGCTGGCATTGCAGATCCATCTGAATTTTGAAAAATACTTTGTGTAAAAGTGTCCCTATCTACAGACCTATGGACATAGCTAGAATACCCTGTGCTAGTTTTTGTAGAATAATCTAAAGCGTATTTAGCATTAGTTATTGCAATGTAAAGATTGTTCTCAAATATCAACTCTGCGTCTCCAACACTAGAATTTCCGCCAGCTTCAGTTAATCTATTAAAATTGCTTAAAGAAAAACTATACCCGTTTGTTTTTGATTCTAAAAGCAAGTCTGAAAACACATCATTATCTCTATTAGATGCAATAAAATCGCAATCATCAGTTTTTACTATTCTTCTGCTTCGAGATCCGCCAGTAAAAGTAACTGGCTCTGGTATGTTGATTAAACAAGCAGGCTCATATCTTATAAAATCTTTTGTAGATCTCAAGCCATCACTAAAGATCATACTAGCTTTTCCAAAATCTCCTGTACATGATACGGTTACAGTTCCCCAATAAATAGTTATATCTCCAGTAAATACAGATGTAGATACGTTTACAGTTTTTGAATTTGTAGAACTTAGTGATAATCCTGAGTTTGCAGAATATACTGTAAAAGCATCAGATTCATTATCTACGAACCAAGAATAATTTTGCTGTGCTAATCCTAAATATAAAGGCTGAGATCCAAAAAAAGTATTTGCTGTGGCTGCTGGTGGAGTAAACTTTAAACTGCTTACAGTGTTCCCTCCTTGAGCAAATTCTGGTTTTCCATTAGAAAAAGTTATGTATTGATTTATCTGTGGACAATTAAAAGGAATTTTAGCAACATTAAGATTTACATAGATATCGTTAACAGAAGCGTCTGTTGGTGATAAGCTAGGTACATCATATTCAAATTGGAAACTAAAAGTTTGTGTTCCATGTAATCCAGTTCCAGAACCGTCTGTATCTCTAAAATCAGTTCCAGAAGTCATTATTATAGGGGTGTTATCCCCAGTCAAATCCCAATGTGTACCGTTTATACTCATAGAATCTGGTGCTGAGGTAATAATATATCCCTCTTTAGCCTTAATAGTATAAGTTCCTATATTTCCAGATGTGTTTTCTGGTTTAACTACGGATTGTAAAAGTGATGTAGCCATATTATTAAGGTGTTGTAGTGTCTACTTTAGTAGAATCTGTTATATATATATTAAATGTTGCTGCGGAGTCTCTTGTTGCATCCAAAGGAAAATCATCTTGAGAATCTGGAACGCCATCATTATCATCATCTGTGTCCAGATAATCATACGTGCCATCTCCATCTGTATCAACAGGTGTGTCGCTTGAGTCTAATGGATCTGTGCCAGCAGCAGCTTCTTCTGTATCGCTAACTCCGTCTCCATCATCGTCTGTGTCAGCATTATTTCCTATGCCATCACCATCTGTATCAACACTTTCACTAGCATCCAATGGGAAGGCATCACTTGAATCAGGAACACCATCATTGTCGTCATCTGTATCCGCATTATCTCCTGTACCATCTCCGTCGGTATCTGCACTTTCAGATGCATCATTAGGAAAAGGATCACTGTTGTCGCCTACTCCATCTCCATCAGAATCTACTGTTTCGTTGGGGTTTGTGGGGAATGCGTCTGTTCCATCAGGAACCCCATCATCATCACTGTCTGTGTCCAAAGGATCTGATCCTTGAGAAATCTCTACTGTATCAGGGACTCCGTCTCCATCATCATCAGTATCTACAGTGTTATCTATACCGTCTCCATCAGTATCCAAAGACCTGTTAGGATCATTTGGAAAAGCATCTGTTCCGTCTGGCACACCGTCATTGTCTGAATCAGAGTCTAATGGATCTGTTCCATCTAACACTTCCTGAGCATCAGTCACTCCATCGTTATCATCATCAGTATCAGCGTTATCTCCCGTTCCGTCCCCATCAGTGTCTGTCGTTTCATTTGGATCTGTTGGGAAAGCGTCTAAATTATCTGGACTTCCATCATCATCTGTATCAGCGTCTAAAGGATCTGTAGCTGGAGTAGAACTTGTTTCTGTTGCATCTGGTATTGTGTCTCCATCATCGTCTGTATCAGTATTATCGCCAATACCATCTCCATCTGTATCTGTTGTTTCAGTAGCGTCAAGAGGGAAAGCGTCTGTGCCGTCATTTACACCATCATCATCTGTATCAGAATCTAATGGATCTGTTCCATTAGCAGTCTCTGTGACATCAGGCACTCCATCACCATCGTCGTCTGTATCTGCATTATCTCCTGTACCGTCGCCATCTGTATCTGTGGTCTCACTAGAATCTGTAGGGAATGCATCTGTTCCATCATTTACTCCGTCATCATCAGAATCTGGATCTAATGGATCAGTTGGTGGTGTACTGCTTGTTTCTTGGGTATCTGTAAGACCGTCATTATCGTCATCAGTATCAGCGTTGTCACCTGTCCCATCTCCATCTGTATCAACTGTTTCTGTAGGATCAGTTGGAAAAGCATCATTAACATCTGCTGTACCATCATTATCATCATCTGTATCAACAGTGTCGTCTATATCATCGTCGTCGCTATCTGTGGTTCTAGATGGGTCTGTAGGAAAATCATCAGATGCGTCTGGAACACCGTCTCCGTCGTCATCTGTGTCAGCATTATCTCCAGTTCCATCAGCATCAGTATCGGTTGTTTCAGAAGGATCATTTGGAAAAGCATCTTGCTGATCATTTACGCTATCACCATCGGTATCAGCGTTTGTTGAGCTTGTCGATGTAGGAGGACCTGTTTCTTGACTATCTGGAATTCCATCGTTATCATCATCTGGATCATGAATATCAGGTATACCATCACTATCCGTGTCAGTTGTTATTTCTTCTTCTGGATCTGTTGGAGTTGTGTCCGTTGAATCAGGTGTTCCGTCTCCATCATCATCGGCGTCTGTATTATCTCCTATTCCATCCCCGTCTGTGTCAGTTTGCTCTGTTGGATCTAATGGGAAAGCATCAGTTGTGTCTGGAGTGCTATCTCCATCATCATCTGTATCTAAAGAGTCAACTGTACCGTCACTATCTGTATCCGTGTCATCATATAATATTTCACACTCAACTTCGTCTTCTCTCCACTCCTCCTGAGTACCTTTCATAGATATACTTAGTTGTCTATCTCTAGGATCGTAGCCAGCAATTACAGACCTAGGGTTGTCAATAGAAAGGTTGTCGTTAAAGAAATCAATCATTCCAGCATCAGATATCTGATTAATTCGATCTCCTGCTAAAGCGCAAACAACACGTCTTCTTTCATCAACAAAATATACAACTCCACCCCACATAATTACTGAAGATGGATTTGCACTTACCCCATACTCACCACCAAAAGCAATATCCTGACCCAAAACGCTTCGAGATTGAGAAACATTCCCTGTGCCATCTGCGTTAAATAATACACTTTTATTAAACAGTAATTTAGATACTCTATTTTCTTGAAATACAACAAGGTCAGATTCTCTAGAAACTATTTTTGTAATGTCCCCGAAAAAATCATCCATGTCCTTAAAATTGACTTCAGACAAATTAAATTCGTTCAAACCATTATATTTTGTGGTTTGTGAATAAACATTACTATATGTAAGAGAGGTTGTTCTGTTGTTTTGCTTGTAGTCTACTAAATTTACTGATGGTCTATTTTGTAGTTCAAAATATTTTAGTAAAAACTGATCTTTAATTTTATAAGACTCGATACAATTCCCCCAAGAAAAAACATTGAAGAAATCTAGTGTTATTCTTGCAGGAGAGTTATGAGTTTGGCTAACGTCTACATCATCTCCAAACACTACTGTAAAATCGCCTCCAGCATTTGTAAAAGATCCAGAACCACTTACGTAGTTGCTCGAATCCATATTGCCTCCAGAAGGGTTGGTATTGAAGAAAGTTATTCTAGTTCCTCCAGTTACATCATATCTTTGAAAATACTGAACTGCAATGGTTATAGTGGCACTACCTTGTGTAAGCGTTAATTCTTTACCATTTCCATTACCAAAACTTCCGTTGTTTGGACCGCTTCCTCCAGTAAAATAATTTGCAAATGCTGTATAAGAATCAGTATCAAGAGCTATTTGAATTTGATAACCATTGCCAGTAAAAGGATCAGATGAAAGTGCAGGAAAGTTATCCCAATTATCACTGTCTGGATAATTATTAGTGTTTGTGTATCCTATTGTGGAGGCTGCGCTTAAATTGGTATTTGCTTGTGTTAATGTAGAAGTATCTTCTGGGACTAGTCCAGCACCAACAGGTCCAGATTGATGATATCCGTCTGTTATTGAGTATGTTCCTGGTATTTCATAAAATATTTCGTCATTCTTATCATCACCTCTAGTTTCTAAAGTGACGATGTCTGATGATTGTCTTTTTAGAAAAGATATAGATGAATTAATCTTAACTCTTTTTGCTAAATCGTTTTGTTGTTCATACTGCGATCTCACTATCATCAACAAGTCGTCGCCAACATTAGCTGTGATATTAGAGCTGCTTGAGCCATACGTCCCTCTCAAGAAAAATATTCTATCCTCATCTATGTCAGCGGTTAAAGTTGCTTTTGCACCGCTTTCATGATACCATTCTTCTAAATTTTGATAGTCTGCATTAGAGGTAAATTCATGTGTTATAAATTGATCTCCCCTATTATATTCATCATATTGAAAATTAATGACCGTTCCAAGAGGTATTTGTTCTTCAGATTTTGATCCTGATTGAAAAGTGGCAAACCCCCTACTGTATCTAGGATAAGAAAATGTTTGTGGTCTTGCGTTTACTACCCATCTGTCTCCTAAAGTATGCCCAGTGGCAGATGCAAAATCTACACTTAAGCCTGTTCCTGGAATTGATATAGGAGTTCCAACTGTTATTGCCTGTGCTGTCGTTGTTGATCCTGTATTAGCGTCATTGTCAAGGGTGTTTACAATAGTCGTAAAAGTATCACCTGAGGGATTTACTGCATCTATTTCTATTGTGATTCTAGAAAAAACACTTGAAGTTGTATACGATCCTGAAATAGTAACATCTGTCTCAACAGCAGAACTTCCAACGACAGGGTAAACGAAAGGACCTTCAAAATAAGCCGCACTTCCTGTTTGTGAGTTCGCTAAAGGATCGCTTCTGTTGTTGCTGCTGTCATCAAAATCAGAAAAAGAAGTTAAATCATAATCATCTCTTGATATTGAAAATCCAACAGGTTTTATTTTCATGTATAAACCTGCTTGCTGAGCAATTTGAGGATCTCCTGATGCAGGATAATCGTCTGACTCCAAAAAGTTTCTTTGCTGAAGACTCACTTCTAAAACCTGTGTTTCAACAAGTCCTGTTTTTTGCCCTCTAGTATCCGCTTTTACTATTAAAAAATCACCCTCTTTTACCTTATCTTTGTCACTACCATTTAATTGTATGTAAGTGAATCCTGTTTCATTGTCTTCATAAAATATGGCAGGAGATATAGTTTCGTGTTTTCCCTTGCTTTGCTTTACATAAAATCTATAGTATTTAGCGAACTGAGGAGGCAAATGTGATACATCTACAGAAAATTCATTTTTAGTTTTTGATGCGCTTATAGGCACAAATTTAGATGCGTTTTGCGACGTAAGAACTGTTGTTGATCTTCCGTAGTCGTCTAAATACACCATTCCTATTTCATAATCAACATTTGTCTTAATACTTTTTTCTGCATTAGGAGCAGTGATTGTTGATGTATTTAAATTTGTGGTTATGTTTGCTACAACTGGATCACCGTTTGCATCTATGAGATTAAAATTCTCTTTGTAGTTTGCATATACCAACCTATTTCCTATAAGTTGTTGTGTTTGAGCAGTTAAAGGAACATTATCATAAACTCTAAGAAGTTCCGATTCTGCTAAAACTTTAAATACTTTATTGTTTTTAAAAAGATATGTGTTGTTTGTGTTGTCAGATAAATTTTGATTTGTCTTATTTATAGTCTCTATAACGTATATGTTAGGAGAATTACTTTCTTTAAATAATAAATCTACTTCAACTACGTTTTTAGAACCTGTATTGTATTCTATTGTAACATCACTGTATGCGTTAACCATTGAAGTATTAAGTCCTACAGAAAAATCAATTGAAAACGTGTTTGGGAAAAACCCTATTTCTGAAAAGGGCGATATAGCACTGTATTCACCATGTTTATATTTGTATCTATATGAAAAATATAAAAACCTTTCTTTAATACTGTTCTCTAGAGCATTACTATTTCCAAGCGTAATACTAGGTGGACTTAATGGTGGCTGCTGAATAACATCCAAATCATATTTAGTGTATGTGTTTGCGTCTGTTATCTTAGCAGATTCTACCTCCACTCTTCTCGGCGGGTTGATTCCGTCAGTAAAAAATATAAATTTCTTGTTGTTGTCAATATCTATGAGAAGATTTGACTGAATGAAATTTGTTTTGTAAAAATTAAGAACATTTTCTTTCCAAGGTCTAGTGTCCTTCAAAACAAAAGTAGAAGTGTCATTGTCCTTGTCGTATTCTGCCAAGTAACTTCCTGCATCAGATCTTACAAACCAATATATTTTATTGTTTGCATCATCAGCAATTGAACCAATACATACAGGATTTGCGCCAAAGTCAAGCTGACTTAGACCTTCATTAGAAAGGCTGTTCTCTAATGCTCCCACATCAGATCCTGAAGATCCAATAACTTTTACATTCAAAGCGTCTCGAAACTCCCCTTCTTGAACCAATCTCTCATCGAGATCCTTGTTCATTTTTCCAGTAGAAAAAAGGCTCTTTACCTTCATTATTTAATCCACTTATTCTTGCCTTTGAGCCTTTGTACTAGATCATCTATATTGATATTCATTAACTTAATTTTGGCGTTTCTAAGCTTCGCAGAAGTTGATTTTTTATATCTTCTAACAATATACTCTTGTACACCAAACTTTCTGTCTAAAATCTCTGTTTGTAGATAACTGTACATGTAATCTTCAGCAAGTTTGTTAATTTTGATTTGATCGTCAGTAGTTCCGAAAAGACCATCAGATACATACTCTAAGATGACTATGTCTCCATCTGTAAGATGTGAACTGAATTTTATAAACCCAGCTTTTTTATCTACTAAATATGTGCCATTTTTGTTTGCAGATGCTGTGTCCATGCCAAAACGACCCCCTGTATGTTCGTCTTCTAAAGCATCAACATCCACTTCTAGTTGACTTGACGACATTCTAGTGTTAGAAATGCTGTTTGTTTCCTGACGATTTCCATTATCGTCAAAAGTATAGTTTGCGTCTGAGTCTTGAAGGAATGCATCAGGCTGGGCGTTTTCTGTGTTTTTAATTAAAGGATGAAGACGGCCATACTTATCTAAAATAGATGCTTTGACTAATTGAACAAAATCCTCTGGCATAACAATCTTTAAATCAGAACCTAATTCAAATTCTAGCTTCTGTGTTTCTTTTAAAGCGTCATAACTTAATTCCTGTATACCCCTTTTTGCATGATGAAGAACTTGATAGCGAGGGATATCATTAATGATTTTATCATCACCCACATTCATCAACATAAAATTATTTATGATGTCCTTCAATGACACATATTGATATTCGCCATGTCTGGCACTATTGTTATAATATTGTTGTGAGCTCATCTATCTAAGTAAGGTTTTCTTTTTCAAATTCTTTCGTGTCTTGATTTTCAGCTACAGCAATCACATTTTCTTCTCTGATACTAACTCCAGCATATCGTAATATTTTTACAATAAGTTGTGTTTCTTCCTCTGGGTGCAACTCGAAATCCTGATGATCAGAAGCACTTGCATTATAAATTGGATCTCCTCCAGATGTAGTGAGGTATGTCCATTTTGGATCAGCAGGAGTTTTGTAATAAACCATGCTTAAAACATCTGTGTTTAATAAAGTAGGTGATACCTCTATTTCATTAGCAAAACGTGTAAAAACTTTGTAGGTAGCAGATGGTGAGGATAAATTTGCTTGATTTAAAAAATAAAACTCTGTTTTATCAACCTCCTCAACGATATCTGTGTTACACAAGACATTGTTGACCATATACATATCAGAAGGTAAAGTATAATTGTTAGTCGATCCAACCTGTGTAAGGTTAGACTTTTTAGTAAATATATCAAGCTTATGTGATATATCCTTCACTTCATCAGTAGCCCCTCTAGAGCCTCTTCGATTATTTTTATTTGATACTGCTTTTCTATAGTTGTCAAAATATTCTTGAAATATTTCTAACTGAGCAGCCTTCGCATAAAGATTGAATTCAAGAGGCGATATGTAACCGCTATTATCTTTATCGATAATTGAAAGTACGGTATTTCTAACGCTATTGATCATTACTTATTTTTATACAAATTTACTAAAAAAACAAACCCCTCATGTGAGGGGCTTGATAAGGAGGGGGTAAGGCTTTATAGCTTCTTAACTATAGCTTCCATTAAATCCATGCCCTCATCTGTCTTGAAATATGCTGACAATTCCCCTATTGGATTCTCTCCAAATTTAACTTTAAGAATAGTTTGTTGGCTTTTATCATTCCAAACAATTGTCCTATTATCATCTTTAATTGCTAATACACCTGAGTCTACTGACCTTATAGCTAAGTTTCTAAGTTTTATATCTGGATCATTAGCATAATCAATAAATTCTTTTGGATTTTCTCTAGCATATATAAGCATATCTCTTTTTAATTCAGTAGATGTCATTTTACTAACGTCTGCTCTATACACAATTCTAGCAATTGCCTCTAGTTCCTCGATGGGCATTTCTCTACAAGCTAATTGTGCATCTAAGATATATTCTTCTATTTCTAATTCTACTTTTGCGTCTCTATTAGGATCCCACTCTTCATATACCACATCTTTATCAGGATGAAGATTACTCAAAAATTTCTGCAAATTAACATTTGCTGCTGGGACTAGAAGCTCTCCATTCTCAAACTCAATCGCTTCTGAAATAACATAACCATCTTGCTCATCCATAAAAGGTGTTGTTGAATTTGAAGCATATCGTAAAGGACGATAATTATCTCCATCAAAAAATTGAAGTGGTTTATTTGGATGATGTGATGATCTAAGTAAGTATGATATTGGGTTCTTGTTACCTTTTAGAATGTAACGTCGATCTTTTACTACCCAATTATCTTTTTTAGCACTAGCTCGTGCTGTTTTTGTTGTTGCCATTATATTAAAATTAAATTAAATTAAAATAAAGGGGGCGTTAGCAGGGCTTTTTCTTGCGTGGCAATACCCCCTTTAATAAATATTACTTCATGATAACGAAGTTGTTTGCGCCCATAACACAAAGTGCTCTTTCACTCAAGAAGTGAACTTGCATTGCGTCTAGATCGCTTGAACTTGCACCACCAGCAGAACCAACTACCCAAGTTTTATACTTGCGGTCTTCAGCTTCGCTCTTTCTAAAACGTACATGTAAGAAAGGACGCTTAGCGTTTTTACCAAGTACTTGATCGTAAACAGTAGTTGTACCAGCAGGAACAACGATTCCGTCAATATCAGCTACAGCTCCTCGAGTAGTAGCATCATTTAAATATTTCCAGTCTGTTTTGTAGAAATCATACCCGATGTTGAATCCAGTGAATCCTAGGTTCAACGCCATGTCAGTATCATTATCAAACAATCCGAATGATGCAGCTCCAGATGTACCATAAGTACTTTGAGCAGCAAGCATATTGTCGATCTCGAAAGACTTATCTCTGCTAGCAAAGATTACGTTTTCTTGGATAGCACCTTGCTTGTCAAGAACTTTTACGATAGCTTCCACGTCTGTTTTAGCAGCGATAGAACCTGTAGCAACATTTCCTCTGCTTTCCACTTCGTGAAATAAACCTTTTGTTCCTTTGAATCCAGCAGTTGCAGCAGCAGAACCACTTACAGCAGGCTCACCTTCAACCATTGCAGTCTCTAGATAATCCTCAAATCTTAAACGTGTTTCATGCTCTGATTTTAGATACCAAAGATATCCTGTAGCTCCGTTTTCAGTAGTAACTTCAATCCAGCCCACTTGCGCCATATCAGAACCAGCAACTTCGTACTTATCCTTGATGATAATTGGGTTGTTTTCGAAGATATCGATGTTAGCCTCAAGGCTACCTTCCATTCCTCCAGTTCCTTTTTTGAATTCTGAACCATAAACAAAAACAGTCAATCCAGATGTTCCTGTTAGTCCAGCAGCAGTAAGGTTAGCAGCACCGTAAGCAGATACAGTAAATGCATTTCCGTTAGCATTCACAGCTGTAATTAAAGCTTTAGCCGTGTTTGTTCCGTCAGAAATAATAACTGTTTGTTGTAGTCTGAAAGGGTGTGAATTAGAAGTAATTACTTCTCCAGAACGCGAAGCACTTTTAACGATAGTATGTAAACGACCTTGCTCAGACCACTTGATAAGATCAGAGTTAGAAGGTAGTTCAGCGCCTACTAAACGCATAAAAGAAGCTATAGAACGATTTCCATAACGCTCAAATTCTTTTTCGTAAACATCAGGCAGATATTGATTTAAAAAATCAAAGTCTGTGATGTAGTTAGTTGATAACGTCGCCTTAGTTGGGGCGGGCGTAATCGGTACTCCAGCAGGAGTAGGTGACATAGTTACACTCATTGTAAAAAATTTTTAAAAAGTTTTAGTTTCGTTTTTTAATTTTCAACGAAGAACCAGAACCACTGTCCACTGCTCTAAACCTTGTTCTACCATCTTCTGTTTGGCCTGTATTTGACTTAACGGTCATATCGATGTTTTTTGTTTCTTTAACAATCCCATCGACTGCATTCGCTTTTCCAAGTTCATAAAAATACTTGGCAAACTGATCAGGTTGAGCGGCTATTGTCATTGCACGATGATAACCCGCAGTATCTTTTATATATCCGTCTTTATCTAGAAATTTACCGACGAACTCATTTAGACTGGCCGTTTGTTTCTTTGCGCTTTCCTTGTCGTTTATCTTGTAAACTTGTTTACTGTCACCTAAATCAAACTCGAAACCTTCGATCTGATCGTACAGTTTATTGGTCTGCTCAAGAAAAAATTGACCTCTCTTTTGAGATAAAATTTCCTGCTTGTCCTGTTTCTTCTTATAATCACTATAAAAACTGAAAGCTTTCTCATATTCCTCTGGTACATCTCCTGTTGACTCAACAGGAGAATAGTAGTTCTCCTTCAGCTTATTAAAATGCTCTTTTGCTTTATATATAGTCTCTTTTAAATCAAGCTTTTTCTTTCTAGCCACATTGTCATCGTCATCTTCTAAAGCTACGTAGTTACTTTCTATGTAATACGAAACATCATCTTCGTCAAAATGTGGCTTTTCTTGCTTAACATATTGACGTAATAAATCTGCCTGATCCATTTCGTCATAGTTAACATTAAGCTTGACATAATCGTCCATCCCTCGCCCAGTTTCTTCTTTGAATTTAATGAAGGCTTTGACATCTTCTGGAAGATCAATATTTTTTTCTTCAGTATTTGAAAGAACTTCTTCAGGCTCTTCACGAACCTCTTCTTCAACAGCGGGCGCGTCAGCTTTTGCTTCCTCTACCTGCTCTTCTTTAGGATCCTGTTTATTTTCCTCTACAGCTTCCTCTTGTTTTTCTTCTATCTGTTGTTCCTCAACCTGAGGAGTTTCAGATGTAATCTTTACCTCTGGCGCGTCTTCTTCCAGAGAACGTACTTTTATATCCGACATTTGATTAAATTAAATTATAGCACAAAATTATAAATTTTTGTAACACACTTTATCTAAGCAATTGATCTACTATTTCTTGTGTATTATCTTCGAAATCTTGTGCTGGTTGATTGCTTTTTCTTTGTTCTATAAGCTTAGATTGATTCTCACTTTGCTTGTCAACTCGCTGGTCTTTACGGTCCTCCCTTTGTTTTTCCCTGCTAGATAGCTGTGATAATTCGGACTGCTTTGTCATTATTTCATAATCAAGCTTTTGCTTTTGTAGCATCATATCTAGCTCTGCTTTCTTTTGCATTTTTTCTATTTCAAGCATAGCTTTTTGCTTCTCAAACTCTAATTCAGACTGCATTTTAAATTGCATTTCTTTAATTTGGTTTGTTGATGCAGCATTAGATGATTCAATATTAGATTCTGTTTGCATTTTAATATTAGCCTCCTTTTTCTTTAAATCATCAATCTCTTTCTTACTTTTTCTAACCTTTAACAAAGCGTTTGCTAGTTTTATGTTTCTGATATTCCTAATATCAATAGCATCATCCAAATCAATCATCTGATTTTGAAGAGCAAGCTGTATACTTTGCTCAAGCATATTTCTTTCTTCTTCATCAGGATGCAACTCTATTTCAATACCGAAATCATGTAAATGCACGTCTTTAATATCATCTATAATTTCTACAGACTTTGATCCAATCATATTCATTAATGATTCTCGCATATCACTATACTCTAGCATATCCGAAAAACGATATGATAATGAATCAATTAATCGCTTTGTAAGCCTCAATCCAGAATCTAACACATGTCTTGTTGCAGTGTTTGAGTTTAAAGCAGCAAGCTTTTGAACTCCTACCAGAGTTTTAGCATCAGGCATAGACCCATCTCGAGCCTCATTAATACCAGTGACGTCTCGTATCATTGCAACATAATGATTATACATACTTACTAATGAAGATATTTTCGCGTTTGATCCTGAACCATTTAGTTCTTGCACAGGGATCTTTGCATTGTTAAACTCGCCTTCTTCAGTAAAACTTCTACCAACCACACTTCCTGTCTGAAAATACATATTCAATGCTTCATTAGGATTGTACATTGATCCATTACCTAAATCGACACTTGCAATGCCATCTAAATCTAAATACACACCATCAGGTATCATTTTAGAAATAACTTGTTGCAGTTTCAAATGCGTTAATTGTATCTGATCAGCAAAAGGTATCATTCTTTTAACCAAAGAGTCTATCTGCCCTCTATACATTTTTGGAGCACTAACAATATAAGGTGGTAAAACTTTCTGAATACCTGATTTTGGTCTAACCATATTCTTCATCAAGTCCCACTTAAGAATTTGATTTGTTCCTAAAACAAGAACTCCCTCATACCATACATCAATTCGTTTTGATCTTTTGATAAATTTTGCTGTTTCTGTTTTTGGAGGGTTAAAAGACTCGTCTTTTCTTATGGCTCTTTTACCTCCGTTATTATTTTCTTTTACTTTATATACAATGTTTTTATCTGTTTTGTAGCAAAAGTATAATAATGTAGCTGTATTAGAATCAAAATTATCTGTTTGGTAGCCACCTCGAATACCCTGATATGCATCCCATTTTGAACTGAGCTTTGATATTTCTTTAATTTGTTCTTGAGTTAAAGAAGAATCAATTTTTTTAAGTTCAGTAATGTTTACATTTTTAACCTCGCCAAAATAATAGCAATCAGAAAAATTAGGATCCTCGGTAGGTGAATATACAATCTGTGTTGGATCAACATAGTCTACCTTTATTCCGTCATGTGTGTTAAATGAATGTTTTACAGCTGAAAGCCCTATAACAGTAGCGTCTTCATCAACCTGTCTTTTGATCAATTCGTAATCATTAACATCTAAAATAGCCTGTAAAGCTTTTTCCTCTGCGACCTCAATTTTTTGTTTATAGGATAATTCCATATGCAACTCCAATTCTTCATCTGAATCTGGAAGTTTACTTGGATCTGTTGAAAAAAGATTTTGACCACTTGATTCTTCAAGAAGCTCCAACACTGGTTTAGCCAGCATATCTTTCTCAATAGTTTCTCTATAGTTGTTTTTTCTTGCCCTAGCTATATCATCTATAGCTTCAACTTTAATATCGAAAAGACGATTTGACATTCCATTAACCACAACATCAACAAACTTTGGGACAATAGGAACAGGGGTCCAGTCTAGATTTAAATAAGACGTATCGCCATTTATAGCTAATTCGTTTTTATATTTTTGAACAGATTGCTCTCCTCGAGCATACTGTCTTAGTTTATGAAAATTATCTCTGTTGTTATAAAAACGAGCAGCTCCATTGTCTTTTCTAAACCACTCAGACTCTATGGCTTTACCCACAGAAAGCCCATACTCCTTTGAACTTTTTACAGAATCAGCAGCTAACTGATCTGGAAAGGAGATGTTGGCAACTTTAAAATCGTTGTTTAGCATATTGCTATTTTATAATTTCGCTATTCAGACCTGAATTGTCGTACTTTGCAAAGTTAACACTTATTTTGCTACGCTTTTTCTCAATCCTATTAATAAACCTTTGATTTGCCATTATTGCTAATCCAGAGCTAATAGTGGCATCAAACTTCGTTCTGTTAAATATATTATAATTGGACCAATCTTTTAGAGTCCTCATAAAATACATTTTTCCTATAGATCCAACATCTCTATAACTTCCAGTTGCATCTACACCTACATTTCTTTCTATATACGCCTCAATAGATTCTGCGTGTACAGAAATGACTGGTTGTGAGGACGGTATACCCCCTAGTTCTTTCTCAGACTTCGATAAATCATTCTTTAATTTATCTGGCCTATTCATTGCAAAAGCCCTATAACCCCTATCTTTAAAATAATACAAAAGCCTTGGTTTGTTGTTTTCAACCAAAATAGGCATGCTATAAAAGTGACAAGCCATCAAAACATCCTCGTAAAACAACTCCGCTGTTTGTGGTCTTGCTATATACTCCAAGAAAAACAACTCTGAAGGGGCGTTATCAAAATTTAACTTTGTCAACCCGTGTAGTGCACCTTTTGACCCACTACCCCCCACTACTCCAGAAATATCATAACTGTCACAACCAAAACTACCTATGTGGTCATTGAGAGGGTAAAACTTACCCCCATCTCTTCTAACATTATTTCTAAGTTCTTTTGGAGGTATCCAAGTTATATAAAACTTACCGTTTCTAGAAGGGCTCCAAATAACATTCGATCCTCTAGCGCCGTTCTCCCAATGAAAATCTCCTCTATCAACAAAACTATGTGCGCCATTTGTATCGTTGAAATCTATCTGCTCATATATTTTTTGAAGGTTGAAAAGACTGTTTTTTGATTCATCCCTAAAAGCATGATTTTCTGATCTAGGAAACTGCCTGTAAAACTCGTTCAATGCGTCTGGATCGTTCTTCAAAGAATCAACTTCATTTTCCCAGTAATCTAAAACACCCTGATGTATGTAATCTCCATGTATATCTATCAAAGGAACTTCAGGTGTTCTAAAAACAGGATGGCCATATTTATCTAAAAAACCCTCCATATTCCACTCCATAGGAATGAATAAATTGTAAAGTCCTGTCTTTGTTTGCCCATTAGCATTTCTCTCTAAAGGGTTTGAATCGTAAAATAATTTTTTGAAGTTTGAACCTCCTTTATCAAGAGCGTTTGAGGTAGAGCCCATCATACACTTCCCTATAATTCTTCTCCCTAATCTAAGGCAAGTTTTAGTGACGCGCCAACTGTTGAGGATATTATCAGGCCTCTCCCACTTTCCAGATTCATCATGAACAAGGAGTCTAAGCTTTTCACCATCATAGGAGTTGTCGCCTGTATTTTTCCAATCGATAGTTGTGTCAAGTCCTGCGAGCTCGTCTGTTTCTGTTTGTTCGATGTTTTTTCTAGTAAGCTTGGACGCTGGAACTCTATATGCAAGTTCTGTTTTTGGCCTGTCCATTCCGTCTTGTATTGGCTTGAAGAAGAAGGGGTAATTTGTCGATATTGGTACGACTTTGTCTGTGAACATTTTTTTAGCATCAGCACCAGATTTGGACAGTATCCCAAACCGTGCATCGGAAGTAATTGTTGCTTGAGCGACGGATTCAGATGAAGACATGAAGGAGAAGCCAGACCTTCTGTTTTTAAGATAGCACATTCCATAAGATCTATAGTCGGCTTTACAAGCTTCCCAGTAAATATAGAATATTCTATTAGATTCTCTGAACTCTGGGAGCCCAACATCAATTTTGGTCCACTGCAAGTACATATAATGAGAGCCAGTAATATAAGTAGGAACACCGTTGTTTTTAAACCAAAAACCATTTTCTCTTCTTTCGAATTCATTTTCAATATAATCAACCCATGTTTCTTTGAATGAAGATGGGTACTCATTCCACTGGAAAACGGTCTTAATTTTGAATAATTCTCTTGGATATTCTTCTGCTTCCCAATATTGCTCTGCCTTATCATTACTCCTTGAGTGCGTCTTTTTCGGTTGCAAAGGTAATGCAATTTTTAATCCGTTTATGTTGATTACTTCTCCTACCTTACCAGTCTTAGATATAACAACAACATCGAATTTAGAGTTGTATCCATAATCCCAAGAAGAAGATTTGTTTTTAGTTTTCTTCTCGTTTTCGGGAATAGTTCCTGTAACTGTGAAAAGCCTAAGACTTTCTTCCTCTAGACTCAGCGAAACTCTGGAAGCCTGCATCTTTTTTTTCTGTGTCACCACCTTCAAGCTTTTCTCTCTCAATTTGTATTCTGTTCAATATTTCAAAAGCATCAAATATCGCAAGCTTCTTTGTTGCAGCAGCATTTTTCAATCTATCTGCAGCTAAATCGTCATCTGGATCATCTGTAATGATTTCATCGTGAGCAACTTTAATTAGCTCCTCTACCGCTTTTTCTCCCGCTGCGATCACTCTCTCTATAGTACTTTCTTGTTTTTTCATTCAAAACATATTCATTCCAAAGGATTTGAGCTAATTTAACTTCATTTGGATTATCTCTACAAATCTCCTTCGTCATCTGCTCGTAATGAGCTATTCTCGCCTGTCGTACTTGTACGCCACATCCTCCCATCGTCAAGAGGATGAAAGCTAGGGTAATAATTTCTTTCATGTTGTTTGTGTGTTTGCGCCATAATAATAGCGTTGGTTAGTTTGTCGACACTTTTTCGTATCTCCTTAAGCTCGTTTCTGAGCCCATTACTTTTAATGTTTATTGTTTCTTTGTTACTCATTTAATTAAATTTAATACAAATATCTTTACGCTTCATTCGATATAACAGCTCTCCATCAATTTCAAATTCGTACTCGCTATCTTTAGTGTATCCAACTTCCATACCTATTTCAATTCCTTGATCTGATATACCCTGATTTACATATTTTACGGTCCCCTTGTGAAGTTGATATGATCCTAGGGAAACCTCCATATTCTCCTCACCTTTTGGAGAGACAAAGCAATAATCATCAAAACTAATATAGTCGCTCCCTTTCTTAACAAGGTATATTTTTGTTTTATCTACAAGGTACAAATTATCTTTGAAATACTCTCTACTCTTACGCTCATAACCCTTCATGTCGTAATAAGATCTAAACACATTATGATGCAGTACAACCTCGTCACCTTCCTGAAGATCACCATTGTAGTAAAGAGGTATCTTTTCTATAACACCAAACCTATTGACATCTTTAGCGTTTTCAATGGATGAGGTGACTATAACTCCACCCTTCTCTCTATTGTATTCTTGATTGTTTTTTGGGCTTACTATAAATGCTCGTGTTGGTCTAAAAGTTAACATTATATTCAATTGTAATTGGAGTATTTATGCTAAAAAATTTCCATTTTTTAATTTCTTCATTTTTCTGAATCCATAGGTGATATCCGTCTTCGTCATGTGATACTGCATGTATTTTCCATTTCCCTCCCATAACATCCTGATCAACAACATAATGCATTGCGTTCTTATAATCAGATCCTACAGATATTTTTCTTATGTAATTCATTGTAGTCTTAAATTTTCCATTATGCTATTGCTAAATAGATGAAACTACCGCCATTTGTATTTAAATTAACGGAACTTCCTGATGGAATTGTAAAACCATCTGAAGTAAATGTTACGCCATAAACTGCATTGGTAAATTCTGCACCACTTGAGTGGGGTGTTAAAAATTTAGCAACATTAAACCCGCCATCTCCTCTTATATCATCAACAATTAACCAACTTCCGCCAAATGAAGCCCCTGCTGTTGCTCCTTTTATTAATAAAAATCTCGGCTGAAAACCTAAACCTGTTACTGTAACGCTACTTGAAGTTCCTGTATAACTCCCCACCTTCTGATAACCCGTAACTGAATGGAAGTTATAATTTATATGCCTTGAATTTACTCCAATATTGAAAACACTACTACCTAAATCAATTTTACTTGAATCCGCTGATATAAAATCAGGTGAATAAGAAGTGGCTGCAGCTGTTGTAAATCTTAATTCTTTTTGCCCTAAAATTGAAGGCGACCAAATATACCAACTTCCTGTATTTTCCGCACTTTTAGCTATAATTAATTCAGGTGCTTGAGAAAGTCCGTGTCCCCAAGAAGGTTTACCGCTTGAAGGAGTTGTAAATTCACATATAGAGAACCCTGCATCTTGATTGGCTGAAACTTCTGAAGTTACCGCAGTTACACTTCCTGAAGTTACCCCATCGGTGTTAGATGCTGCTGCACCTCCTGCTTTCCAACACCAAGCAACGTAATCATCTCCACTTCTATTTACATAATTTCCTCCTCCTGTTCCTAAAGTAAAACCATTTGAATTAAAAGATGTTAATTCTTGTGTATAGGAAGTAGTTTGTACACCTGTACTATTTGTAGAAATTATAGCATTAGCACCTCTAACAGTATCCATTACAGCATTAAAGTAACCTCCTGAACTTGACCTATTCTGAATCCAAACCAAATCAGGTTGGAATGAAGTTCCTACGAAACTTACATTTGTAGGTGTTCCGTTGTAAGGAGGAAACTCCGCGGGGTCTGAATATGTTATATTATTTACAGATGTTGCATTATAATTAGTTGTTTCGTCATTTCCATTTCCATCTAATTTATAATGAGCAACAAGATTAGCGGTTGGAACATTTGTTTCGTTGTATAGATTAGTTACATCGCCACTACTTAATGCTGATGAATATATTCTTACTTGGTCTATTTTGCCATTAAAATACTCACCTGTTCTTCTTGAACCTATAGTGTTTTCATTTGCAGTTAGATAGGTATTTATCCAGCCTCCACTTTGTGCAATATTATTTATATAGAAAGTTCTCGCTCCATTATTCCAAACCCCCACAACGTGTATCCATTCAGAAGCTGTAATAGCAGAATTAGAACTTGTATGTGAAGCATTTGCATTTGTGGTTTGCATATATAGTTTACCCCCGCCTGATGAATGAAAATATATAGCATAACCATTTTGATTTGCAGAACCACCGCCTGTACCTTGTAATTCAAAAACTACTTGGCTTCCTGAAGTCACATTAGCATACATCCAAAAAGAAACAGACATAGTGGTGCTATTAATACCCGATGGTAAATCTATGTCACTACTACTCCCATTAAACACTGCACTCTGTCCACTGTCTATTGTTCCTGTTCCTGTATCTTTTGCTCCTTCTTCAAATTCATATAAAGCTACACCAGAGCCATCATCAAATATATCTGTTGTGGATTTAGTTGATGAAGCATTGTTTTCACCATATAGTGTTGTAACCTCAGATGATAATATGGCTTTATTAAAGATTCTTACTTGGTCCATTGAACCTGTTGCCCATTGTTCAGGAGTTTGAAAAAACCTTCCAATTCTATAACCACTACCTTGTCTTGAATTACCTGTTCCTGTGGTTAAACCTGTTTCTTCATTCCCATCTATATACAGCTTTATAGTATCAGTAGAACTATCATAAGTTATACAATAGTGATGAAAATTACCATCATCTAAATCAGTAGAAACATTTTTAGTAAAATACTTAGTTCCTTCTGCATAGCTACCCGCAACTGTATTAGAAGATGCAGCCTGTAATTCTATACCGTCTGTATAATTACCTCTACCAAATGTAAAAAGAGGGCTTCTTCCTGAATTATTTGATGTTTTAAACCATAGTGATATAGTCCAAGTAGCACCCCAAATAGATGTATCAGTATTTTCTATATAACTACTACTCCCATTAAAATCAGCAGCAGTACCAATCTTACCTTCAATGCTCTGTGTTGATCCGTTTCCAGTGTAGGTGTTGATTGTAAAGTTTTCTGTACCTATAAACTGTTTTGTAACAGTTATAGTAAATGTTCTTGGTGTGGTTTGAGTTTCATCATCTGTAGCAGTTACAGTAAATGTATACAATGTATCCGCAGTTTCTAATGTTGTTGTACCATCAATATTAGCACCTGTTAAAGACAGTCCAGTTGGTAATGCTCCATTAGTAATGCTAAAAGTAATTGTACCTCCATCAGGTTCTGTTGCCTGCAGGGTTATAGTAGATATAGTTGTATCTGAAGCAAATGTACCTAAAGTACCCGCTGCAGTTGTCCACGAAGGAATACCATTAAAAGATATACCATTTACAGATGTAGCTGTACCACCATCGGTGTTTGTTACTACCACATCATAATCACCAGCAGCCTTTGCTGGAGTTGTTATAGTCAATGATGTAGCTGACACATAAGACACTGAAGGAGCAGCTGTACCACCAACCGTTACTGTAGCACCTGTTTTAAAACCAGTACCTGTTATGGTTATAGTTTCTCCGCCTGCTGGATCTGCAGCAGTTGCTGAACCTGGATAGCTTAAAGAAGATATTACTGGATTAACAACATTAGAAATCCATGACATACTTCCATCCCCATTTGTTACAAGGAAATAACCATCTGTTCCGTGTCCTACTACACCATGGAACTGACTTGATTTTATTTTAGTGTTTGACATTTGTATATTTTTAAATTTTCCATTGTTTATGCTATTGCTAAATAGATATAGACATCATTATTTGTATTAACGTTTCCACCCGTTCCGACTACAGTAAATCCGTTAGCATCGAAGTTTATTCGCTCTCCTGTTCCTGAATCTTCTGCTGCACTTGAATTAGCTCTTAAATGTGTTGTGGATGGGTTTGTAGTCGTTGGTGGCTTACTATGTATTATCCAATTTCCACCTTGAGTAGAATCCTTTATCATCACAAATCTAGGAGAAAACCCTGTTGTGACTGCATTACCTGTTAAACCTGTCCCTGTATAACTCCCTATCTTCTGATAACCTGTTATAGATGTGAAGCAGTAGGCGATACTTGGATTGTTACCTGAAAATGCTTGTGATGTTGTAAATGTAGTAGAGGAATGTGGACCAAACACGAAACTCGGGTTATTATTTACGGCATCGGTAGTATTTAAAGATAAATAGTCGTTATCATTTCCCGTAATACCACCTATTGAAGTGTACCAATTTACAGAACTATTAAGTATTTTAGTAATTACTAATTCAGGAGCAGCACTTAATCCGTGTCCTACTGTTGCAGTAACATTTGTTGCAGGTCCTGTAAAACTAACAATACTAAATCCTGCTGCATCATTAACCGATACAACACTATCTATAGTTCCCTCTGTGTTTATCTGTGGGAGGTTGTCATCGTGGTCTCCTGCTTTCCAACACCAAGCAACGTAGGTGTCATTATTATTATTAGAATTACCATTTCCTAATACAGTAAAACCATTAGTATCAAAAGAATCTACAATATGTGGTAATGTAGTTGCCTCTGCATTAGTTAAATTTGATATTAAGAAGTTTTCAGCCCCCCTTACTGAATCTTGTAAAAAATGACTCCAAGATGCATTATTTCTACTCTTCAACCAAACCAAATCAGGCTTGAAGTCTGTATTAATAGTTTGAGTTCCACCATTCCCTGTCCAAGTAACAACATCAAAGCTATTCTCTACTGTTGGAGTAGTAGTGTCAGGGTCTGCTGCTATTGCAAGGTAGATGTAATTATTTGATGAGCCATTATAAAGAGTATTTGAAGTTTTTAATTGAAAACCATTAGAAAGAAAATCTAATGCAGTAAATGTACCTTCTGAATCAGATAAATTAGCGAATAACTCTTTATTTCTTGGATTAGATGTTGCTCTTTTATTGTCGTGTATTGCCCAACTATTTGCGCCATCAGTTCTCTTAATTAATACAAAAGCAGGTTCAAATCCTGTTTCCACAATAGTTCCATTAGCAGAACCATTCCCTGTATAGCTACCGACTTTCTGTATTCCGTCTACTGAATGGAAGCAGTAGGCAATATGTTCAATATTGTTTTGATTAAACTGTACATAGTTTGTTAAACTGTTTGTAGTATTACCCGCTGTAATATATCTTGCCGAATTAGAATTAAAAGCTGATGTAGTATTTAACTCTAAATATCCATCTTGGAACAAAGATGTAACAACATTCCAATTATAAGCTGTACTCAATCCTTTTGTTATTATCAATTCAGGTGGGTCATCCAATCCGTGTCCTACTGTAGCACCATTTGTGCCATTCCCTGTATATTTCACAATACTAAACCCTGCATCTGGATTAGCCTTTACAGTAGAAGTAATACTCCCATCTGTATTAGATGCTGCTGCATCAGTTCCTGCATTAAAGCACCAAGCTGCGTAAGTTGTGCTTGACCCATTCATTGCACCATTTGAGCCTAAAGTAAAACCATTAGAATCAAAAGATGTAACCCCTGAAGCCACATTTTGACCTAAATTTAAATCAGATGCTAACCAATTAGATGTTCCTCTTATAGTATCAAACAAGAAGTTAGATGCGGCATTTGACCTTGACTTTATCCAAACCAAATCAGGACTAAAATTTGTAGCCTCTTGGTAAGTTACGTTAGTAGCAGTGCCGTCATAAGCGTAGGTTACGTTAGAAGCTGTTCCATCGTATAACTGTTGCTCGTCTCTTGCGTCTCCATCAAATTTGTAATATGCTTCTAAATTATTTGTTGGAATAGACGCAGTTGTATTGTTGTAAATATATCCTACTTCTGTTGAGGTTAGTATATCTGAATATATCCTTAAGTCATCTATAACTCCATTTAAAACTGCATTTGAAGTGTCTTGTGTTCTTGCCCATCTATTACCTAAAAAAGTATCATAAGTAGGGGTGGCATTATTTAAAAATATAGAACTCGTTCCATTTAGTTCTACGCTATTATCAAGATACAGAACATAAGCTCCATTGTTATAAGTGATGACTATATGATGCCAATTATTGTCATTTATTGATTGCCCATAAAAAAAGTCGTAACTTGAACCATTAGCGAAAGATAAAGTTAAAGAACCACTATTTATATAAACTACATATCCTGTAGTTCCACCTACTGTACTACCGTTTCCGATTATAGGTATTTCACCTGCTGTATTAGTACACTTAACCCATAATGAAGCTGAAAAAACAGTAGTAGATGAACCGTAAACATTATTTGATAATGAAATTCTACTGCCAGTGCTTGCACTGCTTCCTGTAAATATAGCACCACTTCCAAACTTACCACTTGCACCGCCTGTATCATTTGCATTACCTTCAAATTGGTATAAAGCAACGCCACTATTATCAGAAAATATATCTGTAGTTGATTTTGTAGTAGATGCAAATGTTTCTCCATATAGAGTAGTTACTTCTGAAGAGGATATAGCTTTATCAAATAATCTAAATTGGTCTATTTTGCCGGACCATTCATTGATAGAACTGTTTGGAGCTTTACCTATTTGATAATTATTACCATTATCGAATGTAGTATTTGTAGTAGAACCTGAACCTAAACTTGAGCCATCAAGATATACAGTATATGTTCCTGCATCCATAGAAACAGCTAAATGATGCCAAGTATTAGTACTAAAAGCACCTGAAGAGCCAAATTCTACTGTTCCATTGTTACCATCAGGATTTACTTCAATTTTCCCTGTATCTCTAATCATAACATACAGGTCTTGAGTTGTTGAATTCCAGTTGCCGAAAACCCATCTGTAAGATGTAGACAAATCGTCTAAATACAACCAAGTAGAAAAACTAAAAGTATTTGTGAGTTTATTTATCGGTATCGTAATATAACTACTACTCCCATTAAATACAGCACCTCTATTTATATACCCACCAATACGTTGAGTGCCTCCGTTTCCTGTGTAGAGTACGGTGTTAAAATAGTTTGAAGGTGTCGGCCCTGAAGAACCTACAGGTCCAGCATTAATTAGTTTTTTACCAAGCATTAATCTAGGTTTATATCATATAGTACAACTGCTGACTTTTCAGTAAGCGCATTTATTTCAGTTTCTTTAGTACCCACAGCTGTTCTAACCGCAGCTCTTGCTGTTGTTATATCCGCAGGCACCGCTGTACCGTCATCATCTTTTCTTATTATATACCAATCTGTTTCTGCTAACTTGTTATTTGCGTTAGATTTTAAATTACTAATTTTATTAGTTTTCATTTCTTCTAACGACTGAGACCATGTTTTATCAGACTTAGTATATGTAAATACTGAATTAGCAGAATCCCAAAATATATCACTTAAATCATCAATAGCAGAATTATATCCCTCAGGATATACTACATCAAACAACCCTGCATTACGAAGTGCAGTTTCTGACATAGCTTGTGCATTTAAATATGTACCCGATGAACTATATAAAGTTTGAGGAACACCGTTATATACCGTAATAACACCGTTTTTATTTATTGCTTTTGTTGCCATTATGTTGCTTGTTTACTTATTGTAGCCCACTGTTCAGTTGAACCATTGGTTGCTGCTATTTGAATTAAATTACTAACCGTACCGTCGTATGTGCCGGATATAACTTTTACAGACGCAGGTAATACCAGTGCATGGGATCCCGTAATTACAAGATCCTTTACCATTCCGGTTGATACATTTGAAAATGTTAATGTTGTATCTGCTGTTAATGTTTTTGTAAAAACTTGCGCAGAAGAAAAGTCAACAGCACTAGCCGCAATAGCCGCTGCTGTTGTAAACTCATTTCCAAGTTTATCGTACGATACAGCATCATCATTTAATACTGCTGCTGTTACTTTTGTTAATGCCATAATTATTAGCTAAATGTTATTGTTCCTGTTCCTGCTGTAAAACTAGTAACCTTATCATTACCGTCTGTAGCTGTTGTTCCGGTTAGCCCAGAACCTATTGTAATTGTTTTAGTGTTGGGATAACGCAGTATAACTATACCAGAGCCGCCAGCACCAGAATTACCACCATCACCAGATGCTCCACCTCCGCCGCCAGTATTTGCTGTGGCATCAAAACCGTTTTGACCAGATGACCCTGTTCCTCCTGCGCCACCTCCACCAGTGCCTCCAGCACCTCCAGCGCCCCCCTGCGTACCGCCAGTACCTCCTCCTCCTCCAGCATAAGTTACAGAG